TCACTTTGAATGCTTAATCAAAATCATCGCTACAGCTTTTGCAGCCGACCAATACTTTGTATTAAATGCTGCCAATTCAGCTTCATTTGAAATAAAACCCAGTTCCACAATCAAGCCGCCATTGCTGATAAATCCAAGTTTTCCACGTGCTGACTGGCTTTGGTCAATCCAACCATTATCGCCACGCAATCGACTGCCAAAAACATCTGCAACGGCTTTAGATAACTCTTGAGCTAGTTTCTTGTCTTTGGGTAATGCAATGGTTTCAATTCCGTTGGCTTGCTTTGATGTCGCAGCATTCATATGGAATTCAACCGCTACAGATGAGCCCTTAATCAGTTTGATGGCAGTATTTAAATCCTGATTAAGCGTTCCCACCCCATCCGTTTTGTATTGAATGTCTGCTTCACGTAAATAGTAAGCAACAGCATTACGGAATTGAGAGACCAATTCAGCTTCTTTGAACTTGCCATTCACTGCACCCGGGTCTTTATTAGAATGCCCTGCTGTGACTGTGACGAATTGATTTACTTCGTGCAATTCAGGTTGTTTTTTCAAGCGAGCAAGGACCATGGCCACGCCCACAAAACAACCTACATATTCTTGCCACTGTGCAGGAATGTAAGCTTTTAAGTCCTGAGGAATGATATTCCAGACCTGAACAAACTGTTCTGAGAATAAAATCAGGAGGTAAAAAAAGGCGCTAATTGCGCCCACTTGTACTGACTTGAGTTTCCAAGCCTGCTTCCAGTTATCGATTAGTTTCATTTAACACCCCATTTTGTAGATTGCGACTTAAGCCAGTTTTCAATAAATGTACTTCCCAAAATCCCCAGAGCTGATGCAATCGCAATCAAGGCTAGTGGGCTAATATCAGGAATTTGCAGAATGATGGCGCCTGCAATCGTTGATGTTGCTGCGCCCAAAATCGTTCTGCCAATCGTCAAGCGCCAAGTCAGTTTTTCATCTGAAACAAGTAGCTTTGCAAAACCAATACATGCCCCGATTACGATCAGTAAAAGTAAATTTTTCTCATGCTCCTGCATGATGCCCCCTAATTTTTGACATTAAAAAACCCTGATCTAATTAAAGATCAGGGTTGGTGGTGGTTTGTTGATTAATTAAATAACATTTCATTTTTCATATTTAGTCTATAAAATCATTTCGATTTTTTATAGAAAAATATGAAGTAAGATGAACCAGAAGTTTAGATACGATATTAATGGATTGAGAGCTTACGCTGTTGCCTTAGTAGTACTTTTTCACTTTGGAATTTTTGGATTCTCCGGTGGATTTATTGGTGTTGACATGTTTTTTGTCATTTCAGGTTTCCTGATGACAAAAATCATTGTAAGCAGCTTAACCAAAGATACTTTTAGTTTTTTGAAATTTTACATTTCCAGAGCCAACAGAATTATTCCAGCTCTTGCTGCATTAATCTCGGTTGTTGGCTTGATTGGCTGGTTTACTCTACTCCCTCAAGAATTTAAAGATTATGCAAAACACTCAATTGTCAGTTTAAGTTTCTTATCAAATATCCAATATTTTAGAGAATCAGGATATTTTGATGCTGTATCTCATGAAAAATTACTTTTGCATACATGGTCGCTATCAGTTGAATGGCAGTTCTATATAATTCTTCCTATATTCTTATTTCTTGTAGCAAGACTATTCAAAAATATAAAATTTTTGAAATTTATATACATCATAGTTTTTTTAATATCTTTATTACTTTCCATATACTTCACTAAAAACTATGCCTCCGCTTCTTTCTATTTACTCCCAACACGCGCATGGGAAATGATGGCAGGCGGGCTAATTTTTCTTTACTTTGATAAAGTCATTTTTAAGGAAAACTCAAAAAGAATCTTGGATCTATTGGGTTTTACTTTAATCATTTTATCTTTAATTTTATTTACAGGAAAAACTGCTTGGCCAAGCTATAATGCACTACTACCTGTTATTGGTTCGTTTTTAATACTATTAGCAAATAATAATAATTCTCTATTTACCAACAATAAAATTGCACAGTTTCTAGGCAACACATCTTATTCCATTTATTTATGGCATTGGCCGCTTGTTTTTTATCTGGCCTATTTAGAAAAATCCAACAATATCCTATTTATTAGTGGTGCAATTATTTTATCTGTAGTACTGGGATGGATATCTTACAAATTTATTGAAAACCCTACACGTAAATATTTATCAAATCTATCAACTTCAAAAAACTACACAGTTACCGTAATCTACATACTTATTCCAGTAGCGCTACTTAGCTTTGTATATGTGAAAAATGGGCTTCCAAGTCGCCTGTCGGATGAAGTGAAACAAATTGCAATTAAGAATGCTGAGCGAAATCCAAGGTTTAATGAATGTCATCCCTCATCTGGATCGCAGCTTCCGGAATGTTTGTATGGTAATGGTGATGTTAAATTATTAGTGATTGGTGATAGTCATGCTGAGTCTATGATGCAGGCTGTACAAAAATCTTTACCAAATAACGCTTCAGCTTTAGATTGGACATATTCTGGATGCCCAACTGTTAAAAATATTAAGAAAATAAATAGCCCTGACTTTAAATGTGGTGAAGCTATTTCCTACTATTTGAAGAAGTCTGTAAGTGATTATCCTGATTCAAAAATATTAATCATTAATCGAACTAACGTTTTATTCCATGGTGCTCCTGATGGGGATCCAACGATTGAGAAACCTATAAGATATATTACCAAGCCATCGGAAAGTTACGATCAAAATTATCATCAAACCATGAAATCTGCTTATGTAGAGACATTGTGCGAATTTGCCAAAAATCATGAAGTTTACGTGACTAGGCCAGTACCAGAATTCCCAGTAAATATCCCTAAAGTATTAGGGCACCGATTAATTATTAATTCTGATGAGAAAATTACAATTTCAAAAAAGGACTATCTAGAAAGGAGTAAGCTTACTTTTGAAGCACAAGATGAAGCAAGTAGACAATGCGGCATCCATATTTTAGATACTACCGGCTATTTCTGCGACTCAGACAAATGCTACTCTGATAAAAATGGGATACCATTGTATTTCGATGATGATCACCTAAGTGTCTATGGGGCAGATCAGCTGATACCTTTATTCAAAACAATATCTAAGTAAAATTTAAAGCCCTTATTTAAGGGCTTTTTCTTCAGGCCAAACTTCAATTAATCATTCAACATCAATTGCGTGGCCATCTGCTTTTTCGCAATACCATTCATCAGAAATATTAAAATAAAGCGTCAAGTAATGACTTATTATTGATTGTAAATGATTTTTTAAATTTGTATGTAAAACTCATAATCTCTACAATTTTGAATAATGTAACATAATTCAAAGTTGTAGATATGAAAGAACTTAAAAACCGGGGTGGTGCAAGAATTGGGGCGGGTCGCAAGAAGGCATTAGAGGCTACAAAAGTGCTTCGTGTACCTGAGTCTCGTATTATTGATATCAAAGAATATTTAAAATCATCGAAGAATGGAAATGAAATTATTGATATTCGCCAATTTGATCCTATAACAAAAATAGAAATTCCTTTAGCTGTTGAACGCGTCCAAGCTGGCTTTCCTTCCCCAGCCCAAGACTATATTGACAAGAAACTCGACCTTAATGAGTTTTTAATTCATAACGCCAATGCAACCTTTATCGTACGCGCCAACTCCCTTTCAATGCTCAATGCCGGTATTGATATCAATGACGCTCTCATTGTGGATCGAAGTATTGAAGCTCAACATAGGGATATCGTGGTTGCATGTGTTGATAATGAATTTACCTTAAAAAGACTTATCATTGATGCAAAGGGATGCTGGCTTAAGGCTGAGAATGAAGGCTATTCGGATATTCACCCAGTGGATGGTCAAGAGTTTGAAATTTGGGGAGTGGTAACCAACGTTATCAAAAAGTTTAGATGAGATCACAAGAAGAAATATACGCACTCATTGATGTGAATAATTGCTATGTCTCATGTGAGCGTTTATTCAATCCAAAACTAAAAAATGTGCCAGTAATCGTCCTCTCGAATAATGATGGTTGCGCTGTAGCACGTTCACCAGAAGCAAAAGACCTTGGCATCAAAATGGGTATTCCCCTTTTCCAGATCCGCGATATTGTTGAGAAGTATAATGTTCAGGTGTTATCCAGCAATTATGCTTTATATGCAGAAATGTCACATCGCTTTCATTCAATTTTGGCTGACTACGTTGCACCAGGCGAACAAGAGATTTATTCAATTGATGAGTGTTTTTTAAGAGTCACTGCTTATGCTGAAAACTATGATCTAACTGAATATGCTCAAGGTATGCGGCAACGTATTTTACAATGGGTTGGATTGCCAGTTTGCGTGGGGATTGGCCGGTCCAAGACGGAAGCCAAACTAGCTAATCATATGGCCAAGAAAGGAAAACGATTTAATAGTGTGTGCAATTTAGTGACCATGGATTCAAAGCATAGAGCTTATTTTTTAAGCCTGATTGATGTTTCTGAAGTTTGGGGCGTTGGTCGTAAACATAGCAAAAAGCTTAATACTCTTGGGATCAATACTGTGTTGGATTTGGTGCAGGCTGATCCACACCAGTTGGGTAAAATATTTTCTGTAGTCATGCAGCGAACAGTTATGGAGTTGCAAGGCACATCATGTATTGATCTTGAACAAGCACCACCAACCAAAAAACAGATCATTTCATCACGCTCATTTGGCTCTCGGGTGACAGATATAGAATCACTCTCTGAAGCAATGAGTGACTATCTTCAAAATGCAGTTAAACGCTTAAGAGAAGATAATTCATTATGTGGATGTGTGATTGCTTTTGCTCAGTCTAATCCGTTTGATAAGAGCAGACCTTTCTACAACAAATCGGTCAGTATTGGATTTCCAGAGCCTACTGACTCCGCTGCAGTAATGAACAGAGCTGTGATGAAGTGTATAAATGAATTGTTTTTAGAGGGTATTGAGTTTAAAAAATGCGGAGTGATATTGACTGCAATCGAGCCGAAGTCGACGCACATTTATGATTTGCTTTCTGACAGCACACAAATAGAAAAAAATGAAAAGCTGCAAGAAGCCTTGGAAAAAGTAAAAATTAAATTTGGTGATAAGAAATTAGCTATTGGCCCATGTAAAATGCATGGCAGAGCATGGGCAATGTCGAGACAAAATTTGACGCAGAATTATTTTAGTTGGGATGGGTTATTGACGATAAACGACTGATTGCCTATCGACCTAAATGTTAAATTTAATTTAAGAAAATAAGAGTCAAATAATGCTAATAAAAGGATATTGGATTCTTTCCTTGTATGCACTGTTACTTATTGGGTGTACATCAAAGGATATTCCTCAAGAGGGGGAAATAGTGACATGGAAACAAAATCTAGAACTTATTGTTAAAGCTAAACTAGGGCCACGTCGCGAGCATATACCAGATCAATTCGATTATGAGTTTTATAAACCTGCACGAGAACATTATTTAGGTCAATTTGCCATAAACTATGTTCCTGAAAAATTTCCAACAATTATGCAAGGAGAAGCGAACAGTTTGCCGATGCCTGATTCGAATCGACAATTACAATTTGATTTAAAGTTAAGCAATTTAGATTTTCAAGCAACGGATGGATATTTGCCTGATCATGATGACCAAGTGAGAGTAAGGATTGAAGGTCTTACCATGGATATGCGAGCTGAAAATTTAGATACTCATAAGACATTTTTACAAAGAAAAGAATTTTTTGAAAAAAATTCAAAATTTGAAAAATATGGTCTGACTTGTTATCAGAGATTAGAAGCAGACTATTCCTTTAATTGTTATGGAAAATCTAAAGAGCCTGGCGTCAGTGGTGTTTTATTAAGTATACAAACTTTAGAAAGTTCAGTTGCACTGGAAAACAAGATTATTCCAATTAGAGGTGATAGTTATCAACCTAATAAATATGGCGGTATCTGGATTCAATGGGAAATGAACTTGAATAATTGGGATAGATGGCAAGAAATAGATAGTGCAATTTGGCGCTTATTAGGTACATGGAACTCTGCTCCACCATCTCAAGAAAGTAACTGATTTTAGTTTCATTTAACATAATGGTGCTTATAAGAAAGCCCTCACTTGAGGGCTTTCTTATATGCATCAGCTAACTTCACATCATACTTATTGATTGCATAATTTCTGCCGTTATAACCTCTAGCAAACGCTTTCCAGTCTTTGTTCTTTAAAGCGCTGATAAGATTATTTACTTTGATGTATCGGCACATTGCGTCAAGCTGCGAGGCTTCATCCTTGTACATGGCATCAATGAATGACTGTAGTGATACATAACCAAGTGCCTTCCAGTGATAACCCATCACTTGACCCAATCCCCACGAACACGATTCAAGTGCCACATCGCGATTAAGCTTTGATGCTCTGTCTAGTTTATTGTGTTGCTCTGAAAATTTACCATAAGCACCTGGTGAAGAATTGCAAAGATCTGGATATAACCTGGACCATTCTTTGGATTTAGTTATCCAGTTGATTGCTTGAAGACCCTCATAGAATTTATGGCGCTCAAAAAGAATAACCGGCGAGCCATCAGTATTGAATCCTGATCCTTTGCACTCCACTTCCATTACTGCTTTTAAGGCCGCAACTTCAATACCGAGTAATTTTGCTTGATCAACAATTTGATCATTGGTGATTTTTTTACTCATTACATCAATAGCAATGCCAAGCATTACAGCAACATCATCGTAGGCGGTTGCAATTAACTTATCGGCAGCTTCAACCTGTTTCTGGGTAAGCTTTCCTCCGCTAATCTTGCGCAAGAAATCAAAAATTTGTTTCATGGATTACCACCATCTTTAACCAATTGAGGTTGTTTCACCAGTCGAGCCAATTGCCCTGTAATCACAAGGATTAAGCCCACCCACTTGATTGTTTGCGGTGACAAGAAATAGAAATAATCAGCGGCGTGAATCATCCACCATGCAGTAATTTCACTACCATATGCAAACCACGCAGATAATAAAAAAGCGCCTAAAGCGCTTAATTGGATGGACCAGAATTTATACCACTGTCGGGCATTATCTACTAATTTCATTAGCACTCTCTCTGTAATTGCGTTCATAAAGTTTGTTTCGGATTTCTTCTAAAGTTCGAAGTGATTGATCAGACTGCTTTTCAAGAACCTGGATTTTTTGAGCATTTTCCATTGATCGAGTGGTCATAGCATCGGTTTTACCAGTCTGGGTATTCCATGCGACTCCCAAGGCACCAAGTAAAGCAATCCCACCCCAGCGCACAATATTTGTGGTGTTATCAATTTTTGTTTTACTTTCACTTAATACCCGGATTTGAAGATCAACTTCTTTATGCTTAACTTCGGTATCTTGACGGATCTGCTTCATCTCAGCACGAAGGCTTGATTTAGTTCGATCCAAATCTTCTTCAAAACCATCTCTGGCCTTTTGTAAGTCGTGTACAGTCTTTTGCTGGTCCTTTTGAAGTTGCTCAAACTGCACACTCATCCGGTCAATTTTCTGCGGTAAATCTGCCAATTTTTCCATGCTTTGACGTAGCTGATTAATGTTGTCTGAAATTGCGTAAAGCTGGCTAGGTGTTATTGGTGGTGGATCAGTTGTGTAGTCATTGGACATGCCGCCCCCTAAATTTTGGCAATAAAAAAGCACCCGGAGGTGCTGTTGTTTGATTGAGTTTAGACTTCTACTTGTGAGTGCTGCTCCGATGGGAAATTAAGTAATTAATCGTGGTTTTACTTTATCTGCTATCTGCGAGTTGTTCTCATCATTACTATCTGCAATACAAACCACGGAAACCTCCTCACCATATGGTGACTCCAATATATATGAGCCATCAACTGATGAGCTAATGGTTGATGCCAATAAATCACCAGTTTTCTTGGCATAAAGCCGTACAGTTCTTGATAGTGCTAAATTTGTGCCAAACTCGGTAATAAAACCGCTCACCTGATATCTTGAGAAATCAAGCAAGCATAATTTAACAAGATCTAGAAACGCCTGACATCCTTTTGTATTAACCTCTCCATACATCCAACCAGCATGAATTACTGTCGCACCAAGTGTTGTAAATTTTGCGGAACTGTCTCCTTTTTTAATATAAGAAGCAGCAATTAATCCTGAGTTACCAGAAAGCCTCATTAAAACTTTCGTATTTGAATGTAGTGCTAAATCACTTGTTAACAATTTCCAGCCTGTATTTTCAGAAATGGTAATTGTCCCCCCCTTACCTAGTCCACTCACTTTAAAAACATTATCGGCATTGTCTGTACCGTACATAATATTTGTCGAATCTGGAATCTCTTGCTCAACAGTTGTAAAAAGCCCAAAGTTAAAACCAAGTGATGTTTGGGTTGATATTGCTCCACTAGATTGCTCACTAAAAATTATAGGCGTACCTTCACTTACAACTAATGATAAAATTGTAATATGATCAACAATTAAAGATTGACCAACAATGAAAACACAAGCAACCGTATTGCCTAAATTTTTCTCTGCTGCGATATTTGATATTAAATTTTCTTTTGTTGACTCCAGACTCTTAAATCCCTGAGATTCCATATAGCTTTTAAGTGATGATGTTAGTGAGGATTGATTCCCACTAAGATAGATAACTGTATTCATAGACTAAAATTAACCTCGTGATTATTGGGGGCCACATATTGCTCATCAGGATTAATCTTAAAATCAATATAAATCGATTTAAGATTCATGATATGTTGAAACGGGTATAAACATGCGTAACCATCCCGCACTGTCTTAAATACAATTTCAATAGATTTTGCTAAAGAGCTTACAGTTGTTAAATCAAATTTTGCATTATCTGCATTCCCAACATTTTGGCTAACCAATAGTGATTTTTGTGCCAGTAAATTAATTTCATATATCTCAACGATATACTCCACTCCATTTTCAAGCGTTACACTATTTTCATACCACCCAACTAAAGCACCACCTGTTTGCTGCTTGCGATTGCGATGAGACCAGGTCATGGTCAGCTCGTTCTCGATAAATTTAGGCCAGTATTCACCGTTAATTTTTACATTAGCAGGTGGATAAGGCCTAATTGCACGTGCTTTCATTTCAACAGAATGTGAACCTTTTAGCTCAAGCACGCCTGATGGTGTGGTTGTGAGTGCAGAAACCAGTACTTTTTCACCTGCCACATATTCAGTTTCATCATATGCAACATCGGTTCCACAGAAATAAAGCTTTAAACCTAAATCCCATTCTTGTGGGTGTGTATCTAATGCGCCACGCTTGACAGATACAATACCTGTTTGTAGGTCAACACCCTGAAAAACCATCCACTCGACAAATCCTGTAAGCCATTCTTTCCCGCACTGAATGAGTGTACCTACTGGAACATTGGAAATTTTCTTCCAATTCTTAACTGTAAAACTTGTTGATACTTTTGATATTTTTTGATCTAAGTCAGCGGTTTCTGAATATTGAATTGATCCAGCACGTACCCACTCGTCATAGTTATTTGTCATCATCACAGCATAAAGTGAATTTGATTGCGGCTGTTCTGCTACCACTCCCACCAAACCAAAGTTACTTTCATATGCCAGCTCTTCATCAACCTGACGTTGCCCAAGTGCCATAACAGCTAAATAATATGGCAACTCAAAAGGCTCATAATGGATGGGTTGTGGTGGCAAAGGCTTATCAATCGGCTCATCGGCAACAATGGTTGTATTCATTATTCCAGTCGAAGGTACAACCTCAATGAAATCAATTGAAACCTCATTATTCGTTGGACCTCCAAGATTAATGCTCATGATGCGGACTAAAATAGTTCCAGTCCAGCGCTTGGACCACGGCAAGCGAATTAAATCATAGCGATTCCATTTTCTTGCCTCACGCCAACCGGTTGTAAATGAACCTTTAAAGGCACCGGTAGATAATTGCTTGAGCTTCCAGTTCGCTACAACTTCAGCGTTTCGCATATTCATAAAATATGGAAAGTCTAAAGTTTCAGCATTTACCCGATTTAAGGTTTGAATCAGTCCATTTTCGGAAATCGAGAATGATGAATTCTTAATATTTTCCCGATCGTAATAATTCACATTGACTTGATTAATTACCTCATCAGCATTGATAATTTCGTACTGCATGCTTTTGATTTTGCTTTCAGCGATTGTGTGAATTTCATCCTCTTCAAACCAGTCATCACGGAACAAAACCATCTCATATAAACCAGTTTGACGGTTTGCGCGAATACCCGCTTCAATGTGATAACAAAGTTCATTGATTGCATCGATGCAAGATTTCTCAGTGATAGACCATGAGACACCCAAGCCCTCATCATAAATCCGGTCTGCTGCTTTGATAAAATTATCATTATTCACTGATGATTCTGGCTTATTCATCGCAGTATCATCAGTGAGAATTTCGCGGATTTTATGAATTGGGTTTATGTCCACTCCCTTGCCAGCACTAAAAGTTCTTATTCGAGGATCAAATATTTTAATATTACTGAATACAATCGTAGCGTCATTTTCAGCATTTGCACTTGTGGCTGCAAACAGCTCAAAACCCTGACTTATAAAAAAATCGGCGGTTATCTGGTAAGTAGTTGTGATATCTTCAGGTGAGCCTTCTAATTTTTTTTCCTTCACGTTGAAAAGTTTAATTAAAGATAAATCTGGCACCTTGTCTTTTAAATGCGTATAAAAAAAATCTACTGAAGCAATTCCATAACCCGTTGCTGTAAAACTTAACGATACTTTCAAGGAGCCACCTTCGCCAATATCGCCAGTCAATCCTACTGGAGGAAATAACAAGTCTGATGGAAGCCTCCAAGTTCCAGAAGAACTATCTGATGAGTCCATCCCATTAGATGCCTCCACTTCCCAATGTTGAATAAATGAAATATCTCCAGTGCTTAATTTCTGGTCATCGGATATTAGACTGTATGCCCCAATCTCACAAACAATTGCCCCATCCCCTCGCACCTCATACCACTGTCTGCGACCATCATTACGGATACGCGTACGCTTTGGCCAAAGCAGCATTTCTTTCATGTATCCTGAGTTGCCGACGTAAAAAGCCTCATTCATGTGGCCTGCCAGTGCACCCAAAGCACCATCTATCCAGCCATTACCTGTATTAACCTTACCCAGTCCTGTAAAGGCTAAATATGACTGATAGGGATACGCAGAAGCTTGAAGATCCCTGGACTCCATATAATCTTTATAAAATGGCAAGACCTCTTGATCATCTCTGCCGTATTGAACATGAACTGTTCCAGCAACCCCGCCTTCATTTTCCCCATACAAATTTGGTGAATTGATGATTCCTTGCGCTAAAGGATTTCCATCTTCATCGACAAATGGAGACAACCAACCACGTTTGTCAAAATTAATCCCCAGCATCTTTTCAATTGGGTTGCCGATAAACATCAGAAATTTTGTGAAATATCTATACCCTATTACTTGATCGCTACTTCCGCCCATTTTCAACCGCCTCCACCACTTGCTGCGCCATGGCATCTTTTGATGCTTTTACAATTTCCAAATCAATGCCGTTTTTAAGAAAGTCCTGCCAGTCCCAACCTTGAGACAAAAAAAATGCCCGCGATCCGCGAGCACACATTTTGGCTTTTCGTATATCAGACATATAAATTCTCATTATTTGCCACCCTTGGATTTGATTGGCGAAGTGGTTTTTCCCCACATATGGGTAATATTTCCGTACATATGCGGACTACCGGCAATGTCGCTAAATGAAGTGCCTTCATCAGCAATGGTTCCGTCCAGCTGATTGGCGGTTTGACCGTTTTTCTTCTGCATCTTTCGCATTTGCACGTAGGTATAAACCATCATTGCAGCTGTAACGGCTAAAAATGCATAAATGAGCCAGGGTGCAATAACCATATAAACCTCTATTTAATTAATTGCGTCATCACCGGGTTTTCACCTGGTATATAAGGATGACCGGCAAAACGTGCAGCATTGTTAAATTTCTCATGACAAGTTTTTAATGACTGGTCACAACCAGGTGCCAGCTGAATGACATCACCGACTTTCAAGCCAATATGCTCCCGGTACAAGCTGGCTGAATTTTCTGTATTCCCCACAATGAAGGTATAGACACCTAACTTTTTAAACAGGCCGCGATTCAGGTAACCAGCTGCATAGGTTTTGGTTTCCATAACCGGATCACCTTGCAGCATGACCGGTACAGCCTCAAAAGTCGGTTCATTATTTTCATCGAGTACCGGATTTCCGGATTCATCAATAATCGGAACCTGCTCAAACACGGGTTCGCCATTTTCATCCAGTTGCTGATAATCGGGCTCGAATACCAGATTGCCCTTGATATCTTTGACTTGAGTAGGATTAACAGTAAAAGAAATCGTTAATCCATTGATTGCATTCACCGTGACATCAAAGGCCCAGTCTTCAAATTTCAATCCACACCAGCGGTCATAAATGGAGTTTGGACAGGTTTTCTGGAACTTGCGAACCAGGATCGTCCGGTTTAAATAGGATTCACCGGTAGAGCAAATTAAAGTTAATGTGTCGGCATTATCATCAAACTTGGGTTGAGTCACGCGGCCAATAAACAGCACCAAGGTTTCGTTTTTCTCAAGCTCAAGCACAGTCAAATAAACCGACTCAAAATAAATCTTGTTGAGGAATATACTGGTAAAGCTATCACCTGCTTCATTTCTTAAAGTATTTTGCGGAAAGGTGACTTCAATTTCACACTTATCAATATCCGCATCTTCAACAGCATCCCGGTCTAAACCACGCACCGACTTATAGGTAATCCCGTTGTGCACAACATCTTTACGGTGATTGGTGAAGTACCATGCCTTATCCCCATGCTTGAACTGGTAAAGCTCTACACGAATATCCATCAGCTTTCTAACTCCAGAATGGGAATGGTGACTTGTGAAATACCGGCACCCAAAAATTGAAACTCGATCTGATCGGCATCAAAGCGGTAAAGCCCCATATAACAGATGGTTTGAATATCGTTGCGATGAGCATCAATTGAAGGGTAAACAGTCAGTGAGCCGCCTGTTTTAGCGGTAATTTCATGCGCTGTCCAGCTGCCATCTTTACGTTTGACTGCAATATGCTTCCGATCAGCTTCAACCAGATATTTGGTATTGGTACTTAAGCTGGTTGTAATCATCCCGGCATTTAAAATATTTAGATGTCGCTCATAAAGCGGTAACCAGAACGGGCGGTATCGACCACCCCGGCGAAACAGAAAGCGTCTAAATTCCTGAAAATCATCCCAACTTCTGATTAACGATTTAAACGGTTTGGACTGCTTTACCCTGGCATGATGGGTAAATGACTGAAAGCCACCGATACTGTTATCCACCACATTTTGATGCTGACTCATGCTGATTTCAATCGAGTCGCCATCCAGCAGCAACGGTTTAAAATAAATATCCTGGTCTTTATATTGTTCTGGATCATCACCGGCATGTTCTGGCAAGTCTTCAGCCAGTACACGAAACACCATTGAAGCATTGGACCAGAATCCACCGACATTAATTGATGCATCTCCGTCAATGATGCAGATCCGTAACGGCATTATCACAGCATTGGTCACAGTCACATTGGCAGCCAGTCGAAAACCATCCTGATATTCAGTGATCAAAGGCTGAATCACCTCATCTGTTTCAGGATCACGAATTTCTTCCTGGATAATGATGTAGCGGCCACGTTCAATAATCTCGACAACCTGACCACCTTCATTACTCTCAATAAAAGCAAAACCGACTCTAAGGTCGGCTATGGTGCTAGTTGTATCGAGAATGATGTAATCATCATCTATGATATCTGGAATGACTCGCTTGACCTGTCGCAGTGGTATACCCCATTGTTTTCGCAGATTGGCAGACAATATATGAAACATGTCACCCATTTCTTTACGCATCTGCACATAGTTGAAGCTTAAAATCTGGCGAGGCGTATCTCGAAGTGGGTAGCGGTCTTCACTACCATTAAATGACTCGTGAACCTCAGTCATCCATTCCAGGCGCTCGGTTGAAGTCAATAGAGGGCAATTTGTTAATACATGCACCTCGCCAAACTGTGTTTGTATTTTCATTTTGTCCTCATAAAAGAAAACCCACCGAAGTGGGCTTTTAAACTTTGCTGCGATTGCGTTTCATATGATAAAGGAAGGCTCTCTCACCTTCAGGGCTGTATAACCAATCCTTAGCTTCATTCTCATCCTTAACCATAATCACTCTTAGTTGGTTATCAATGATTTGAGGCGCTTGAGATTGCACCTTCGCATTCGCCTGCGCTTGCTTCTCAGCCTGAATCGTTCCACCGTTATTGATGGCATTCAAGGTAGCAACGCCAACACGACGAGTTGCAGCGGCATTGAGTACATACTCTTGACCATGAACCACACCTGCCTCTTGGTTTACACCGATGTTGCCGGTGTAGCCGCCAGCTTTATAACCTGGAGGTGACAAGGCTGAAACAGCAGCCTGTAATACACCTGTTTGCATCGTGGTCGTTGCGACGGCAGGAAGATTATATGGAAATGGTGCTGATGCCCATGCAGCTGAAATAGCGGTATAGCCGTTCATAATAGTTGAGAATAAATTAAAGCCTTTTTGAATACTTGCCAAGGCTGCGTAAGCAGAAGAAGAATCATCAACCATTCCCATCATGATGTCAGCAAACTGAGCGCCATAACTGGCTTGTAGACCGATGGATTTAGCTTGAAAATCGGTCTCAATTTGAGACATTCTTTCATGGTGCGCCTGCCATATCGCTTCACGTTGTTCTGCGGTTTCAGCAAGCGCCATCTGCGAATCAAACACATCTTGAGATGCGTCATATCGACCAAATCGTTCTTGCTGCAAACGGTACTGATCACCCGTGCCATTCATATCAGCTTGAATACCACCCCACTGCTGAACCGCACCATTTAGACGTTTTCGACTTTCCTCTTGCTGTAAAGCTTTGCTTAGTTCGATTTCGCGCTGTTTCTGCTCCTCAGTTAGTTTGGAGTTTAAGAGAATTTGCTCACGTTCCAAGCGATAGCGTTCCTGCATAGCAACAGTTTCGCTCATGAGTTGTTCACGCATCTGGAATAGGCGGGTTTCTTTGGCGAGTTTGATTAGCGCAATTTCTTGATTGCTTTGATCAACCATTGAATCCAAAGCATATTGCTTATTGGTATCTGTCATTTCTAGATTGGATAAGATAAGCAAGCGATTGATTTTTACGGTTTGATCAAGCTTCTCTTCTTCCGACCACTGCCATTCATTAAGCTGGTATTTCAGTTGCTCCACATACAGTTCTTTTTCGTAATTAGCGCGACTTTCAGCATTGCTAATCAAGCCTTTTGTGTCAGTATCGCTAAATTTAGCCTTGCGAATTTCAGCAATTTCTTTTGCTAAATCAAGTTCAATCTGCTTTTCGCGATCAGCATTTTGATAGATTAATTGTTCACGTAAATCAAATTGCTCTTTTGCTAATTGCTCGGCTTCTTTAGCTCTCCTTCTAGCCTCACTTTCAGCATCTTTGGATGCTTTAGCAGATGCCCTACTTGCATTTGATTCTGCTTTGTTTCTGGCCTCTATGATAGATTGATAGCGTTTTTCAGCATTAATAGCTGAGTCAATATTCTTACGTGTTTGAGCATCGACTTTAGCCCCTGCGCCCCCTGCTTTTTCTCTTGCCTTGGCGTACTCTTCAGCTTTTTCTTGACTAAACCCATATGTATCAACAAGTATTTTCTTGTATTGAGCATAGTATTTTCGGTCTGCTAAACTTTTTTGATAGTCGGTTTGTGCTTGGGCGGCCCTTTGAGCGGCAGTTTCATTAGCATTTAGCTCTTTAGTGTTGCTTGCAATTTTGGATGAAGCATTTTGAGCCTCATTACCTGCAAGTTTTACTTCTATACCAAATGCCTTAAAAGCAACTTTTGAGGTATTGGCTTTGGCGGCACTTACATCATATTCTTTGGCCTGCTTCTTAAGCATGTCATACAGGTCGGTAGGAATATCCATTTCATTCAGGCGCTTGATTGCCTCGTCGTAACTAATGACACCGCGACGCGCATCTTCAGTTACCTTTCTCGCCTTTTCGTTTTCTACAGATACAGCACGAATCGCGAACAGGACAGCATCTACAGCCTCTTTGGATTTGCCGAGCTGGATGTTTTGAGCAGCAAAAGCCGCTGTTAAGTCTTCAATTGCAGATTTTTTATCATTACCAGTGAGTTTTTTTAACTCCTCATTTGTTTTTTGCGCAATCTTGCCTTGTTCTTCAAGCTTTGCATTAGCCTCTGTTGTTCGTGAACTCATGTACATGTAACCAGCGGCCAATGCAGTCACTCCAAGAGTTATTGCTCCAATAGGTCCACCAACCAAACCAAGCAACATAGCTCCACGCGATCGGGCTTTATTATTAATTTCCTGAGCGACGGTATCGGCTGCAGTTGCAGCTGTATGTGCTGCTGTGGCTTGAGTTGCTTTTGCTTCAAGAGGAATAACCGTTGACTGGACATAAGCAAGGCGCTGCATGCCAGTCATGCGTGCTGCTGTGGCTTTAGCATCAGCCAGTTGCATGGTGGTAAATTGAGCGAGTGATGCGGTTCGTCTTACTTCTGCCGCTGTGATTTGGGTTTGTGAAACCAGTTCTGCACGATCTGCAATCTGTTGTTGGGCGCTTAGAACTAGATTTGCTTTGACTGCCGCCCCTTTAGTTAATAGGGCTGAGGTTACATAACCTATTCCTAGAGCTGCGCCAGTATTCGCAACTAAATCCAGATTGTCAGCCAAAACACCCAAACCACTTGCCATAATCCCGGTCGCACTTGTAGCTTCATTCGCCTTACCAAGGTATACAGTCACTTCATTAGACAGCTTAGTGAAACCATCCGCTAAACTATTTTCCATATTATTTGCGAGCTTTTCATTTTGCTCACGAGTAGCGATTAGGGTTTTAATTAAGTCCTCAAGTGATACCTTTCCTTCAGCACCTAACTTGCGAATTTGAGCTTCGGTTTTACCTGTTTGTTTTGCCATGTCGGCAATAACATTATCGGCACCGGTGACAATTGAAATCCACGCATCGCCATCAACTTTACCCTTGGCCATGGATTTGCTTAGTGCATCCATTGCTGATTGTGCTTGGTCTACACGTGTCGCATTGTGAGTAAAGCTAAAAGAAAGAGAATCAGTTAGATCCAAAGTATCTTTTGTAGATTTACCCAGTGATTTCATGCCACCAGCCATACTCAAATAGACTTCTTGAGCTTCTCCAAGTTGCCGGTAAGTAGTGTTCGCAGTATTTAATAGGCGGTCTTGTACCATTGAATATTCTTCTGCACTCTGTGTTGCATTGCGAATACGTGCAGCCATCTGCGTATAACCGTCGGCCATCGCAATCGCTTTATTGATTGTAAGCAGCCCACCCATATAGCCGACAAGACTCTTAATAGATGAACTCATTGCTGTCATTTGCGTATCAGCCTGAACACCTTTATTGGTCAAGTTCGCCAATTCATCCGCAACAGCACGTGTATTCCGTTCAGCATTTTTAGAATCAATCACGATGACCAAACGAGATTCTTGAGTCATTTCACTTTCCTTTAGGCAATAAAAAAGCGCCTAAAGGCGCTGAATTTTGGGTATTAAAAAGCCCACCGAAGTGGGTTTGGGTTAGAGTTTTTTATACTCTTCTTTCATTTGCTCGAACTTCTCTTTAAATCCGGTTAAATCAACTTCGCCATCTTTATTGTATTCATATGGCCACTCTTTATATCTTGTATAGGCAATCTTACCATTTCTCATTTGCTCAATAACTTTTTGAGGAGTTTTGCTTGAGCCTTCAACCCCGTAGATAGGGGAATTATCATCAATCTTTATGACACTTTGCGTGTTTGGATAATGATTTTCACCTACATAAACGCTATAGCGTCCATTAATAATACTTACCATCACATCACTGTGCACCTTAGATAGTGAGCAAATTTTAGTTCCATTAAACCTATCTCTTGAACAACTAGAATTCCAGCCCAATGGTGACCAACCAGGATAATAAGTTTTTTTCTCAACCGTAAAATCCTTGTACTTTTCATCCGTCGGCTCTCTAGCGGTAAGTAATGTACTGCCGTCTTTTTCTTTTAATACATAAATTTCTTGAGCTGGAACTATTGTGCTGATAAAAAAAGCTAACAAAATTAAATTTTTCATTTTTTTTCCTTATTAAATGAATTTATTAGTTTTTCAGCAATCTTAATGGCTCTTTTTTCCTGTGTCGCAGTAGCTGCTTTTAGTAAAGTTCTTCCATCAGAAATTTTTATATGACTATACTTTGAGAAATATGATTTTGTTCTACGTATACCGTGCTCTTTGCTCCAGTAGGTGCTCATTTCAGTAAGCATTTCATCATTAAGCTTTATTGTTTTTATAACTCTCTCAATAACATCCTTATAATTACAAGCTTCTAAATCCTCTTTATTTAGTTGTCTCCATGCCATAAATAATCTTTTGTAGTGTCCATGGAAAATGTGTGGCTCTTTACATGACTCTTCAAGCAACTCAGCAGCTGCTCTTAGTTGACCTTTTGCTTTTAAGTCTTCAAATTTATCAAGGAGATTTAGCTTCGCTAACGCCTCATCTTTCGCAGGAACATCCAGATAGTCCGTAATATCAGTAAGCATACCCACCCCAAATATTTGTTATTCAAGACAAGATACTAATTCCGATACAAAAAAACCACCTTTCGGTGGTCCTTTAATCCGACACAAACTATTTAGTAGTTTTTGGCTCAATCAATTGATCCACTAACTCATCAATCTTTGTATCTGTGCTGCGCCATTTATTCAGGGCAAGACCACCATTTCCTTTAAGCCTAAACTCAGCCTCAGAAACAATTCGCCCTTCTTTCATTAACGTGAATTTTGCATAACTCATATAAGTGACAACATCCCATGTACGTAATGCTGTGTAATCCATTGTAGTTTCACATAAAGCAGGTTTTGAGTTCTCAGGATAGACACGAGCATTAATGTTATATCTTGCAAAACTGCGTACAATTGAGTCATTAAATCCAGCAATAATAACTTTAGGGTTATTTATCACACATATTTGTTTAACGGACTTTGGCTGAAATCCTTCATTGTTTTTAACCTGAATTGATGTACAGCCAGTAATTGAAATTCCTAAAACCCCAATAGCTAATAATTTTTTCATACTACCCCCTTAAGTTAAGCGGATAAGATACTAATTTTACGGGTAAAAAGAAACCCACCGAAGTGGGATCTTGTTTCAACTAACAATCCATATAAAAATCATTAAAACTATAAAACCAACAATTCCTGAAAGTATCCATTCTGATTTAGGGTAGCCAAGAAAATTATCTGGGTTGCTAAAATCTGGCTGGCGCTTTGTTGGTTGTGGTGATTTCTTATGAGGTTGATAGGATGAATAAGAGAATCCTGTACCGGGCGCACTGATTGTAGATTTTGTTCCTTTCTTCCCAATATTTACCCGTGCACCCTTCCCACCAACTGAAACACTACTAACCCCTTTTTTAGTTACATTCAAACGAACACCTGGGGCGATCTTGAAACTTTTCCGAAAATTAAATCCCATTTAATTCTCCTAACGACAAATTTTCTTAGAAGCACTGATTGATTTATCTTTACAGACAAACTTATCACCTTGGCAGTGACTAATCCCACCTTTACTGCCCGAGCAAGGCTGCTTGCCTCTTCCTGCTTCAGCTATAGTTGATAAACCTAAAGCAAGAACCCCCGTCAATATTATTATTTTCATTTTGATCCCCTTATAATGAGTAATCAAAATACTAATTTTTTGGTCAAAAAGAAACCGCCACTTGGGCGGTTCTTGATTATTTGTTTCGTCGTTCTCTTAGAAAGTGGCGACCAACACTCAACGTATCAGTACCATATAAAAGATCCAGCACACTATCAAAGCGTTTGGTAAATTCCCCAATATCCATTGTTGGGTAAAAACCATGAGGCAAAGGCATTGCAGTTAATACACCATCACGAGCACTTACATGCCATGAGTCATATCTAGAGTTGTTAAACTCCCGACTGATCTGCTGTGCCACCTGAATGACTTCCTTCGGATATGGCAGAGCCTTAACTTCCTGCTTTTCTACTTTGGTTTCAATCTTGGCTTTTAATTCCATCGTTTCCAGATAATGAATCGCTTCAGGGAAATGAATGTCTAAAAGCTGGCTGTACTTGGCGATATTGAAATGCCGATTATGGCGCGACCACATTTCAGCAAAGATTTTACGTTCACCCTTAGAACGACGAGCCACAATCTCATGGAGTAAGGCTTGCTGTTCTGGTGAGATAGATTGGCGATCATTAATTTTCCGCTGCATAACCATTGCATCATATGCACGAATTACCATTAAATGGAATTTTGCAGAAATCCACATTGCGTATGAGTAAACTAACTCTTTTACAACGTACGTTCCTCGGTTATTACCACCATTGATCACTTTTACAGCACTCCTCATATTTGAGGAGTGGTCAATATCCAAGCTCTGCAAATTTGAAGAGTTTTCAATTTCTGTAATTAGTTCTCGAGTTTGCTCAACTCGTAGAAAGTTAGTTGGTTGATGTTTTTTTAAAGCCCCACTTGCTTTATGTAAATCGGCAAGTGAGTAACGCCCATCTTCATCTTGACGAATTGAGAAATCACCAATGATCAACGGTTGAGTGTTTGGGTTTAAAAGGTTTTGTTGTATAATATTCATGTTGTTTACTTCCTTAGTAATGACATTTAAAGCCCCTTCATCCGCCAAGATTGCTAGGGGTTTTTTATTGTCTGTTGATTTCATGCTTTCGCACTCTTGTGTTTTTCCACCAATAATTTGACCGCTTCATTCATAAGATAAACTATTGATCTTTTATCTTCTTTTGCAATCGCCTTGAGTTCACTGTGTAGGTCACTATCAAGCCGACCTTTAACATAAACAAATTCTTCTTTCACTGCCTTCTCCTTAGTCCCCATTTTGGGGTGTCAAGTCATAGTACCCACTTTGGGGTTATTGGTCAATACCCATAATGGGGTTATTATTAATTTTATTTTTGGCAGTGTTTTATGAGTGAAGATCAAAGCAGCGTTGTTACCCTCAAGGTTCGCGTAACGCCTGAATTTCGTGAAAAAATTATCTCATCCGCTAAAGAAAATAATCGTTCTATGAATGCTGAAATAGTGCATAGGTTGGAAGATAGCTATTACACACAAGCTCATTCCGAAGATAAGTTTTTGTTATTTGGCAATGAGGCCGAGAAAATAAAAATGGATTTACAAAAGATACAAGCGGCTATGGATCAGCTCTTAAATCAAAAAAACCAAGAAAAGTAAGTCACCGCTGACTAACAACCCTCAAATTGAGTGCCGTTACCGTTGACCCTCAGATTGAGGGTCAAGGCTCATATGTGAGACTTGCTTCGGGAGCCTCAATTTGAGGCTCTGGATTATGATATGCAAATTCTCATATCGCCTCTGCAAATTTGCAGACCCGCTCCTGCAAAATAATAGGCATTAAAAAAGCACCCTAAGGTGCTTTTTATTATAATTGAACACCATGTGTCAGTGTTCGTGGCTTATTCGGCTTGGGTGTTTCATGCTTTTGTAGTGTTACCATAAGAAAGTAATGTTTTTTTACAACCCCATCTTTATCAAACCAAGTGCACTCAGACCATCCAGCATCATTTACCTCTGAAACAGTCATAAGTGATCCACCCGACTTTAACTGAACCACATCACCAACTTTAATATCACTCATCACATTTCTCATTTTAAAGTACAAGCTTCATTTATAGCTGAAATGGTTTATTTATCAAGTATTAAAAAACCACTCCGAAGAATGGTTTTTTATGGTTATCTTTATACTAATTAAACATTTGCCCCAATTGGTGAATAACCAACATAAGAGCAAGAGCTGAAGATGATGTCGCAAGCATTTCTACTGTATTCATTATGACTCCCTCCTGCTTTTATTGTTCTATTTTTATACATCATAATAGGAATTGTTATCAATGCTGAATAAATGAAACAAGTAAAAATTTATGACAAATTTCAAGCATTAAAAAACCTCCCGAGGGAGGCTTTTATTTTTTAACAAAATATAAAATTCTATTATTTCAAAGTGAAGTTATTGTGGGCATGCTTTCTAAGTAATGAAGGCATAGTTATACAACTAACTCCAAAATGAGCAGCAGCATCTGGAATGAGAATTCTTGATTTAGCAGCAGGATTGGAAAGCTCCTCAGTGACTATCACATAATCATAAGCCATGGCTGTTGCAATTAAATGAGCATCAGCGCTATCAGGTTTAGCAAATTCAGTTTTTGCTTTAGGTAAAAAATGGGGGCTAGAAAAAGCCCAATTCATTAATTTTTTGTACTCAACAGCAACTTTTTGATCTGATAAACTTTTTACGAACATATTCTGAGGAATTGATTGGCTTCTTAGAAGTTGTGATAACTCATCTAAAGACGTAGGCGGCTTAATCATTTCATCAAATACTTTATCAATACTATAAAACATATCTGCATGATATCCACCGATCAACCAATCCCAAAATCCATTGCAGAAAGATGGATGATAAGAAAGATTGTGAGATTGAATAAAAATATTAGTATCAAGCAGGTACTTTATATGCATTAAATAACACCACCAATTTTCATGATATTCTGTGGGCTTGCATTTAATAACTTTCCAGCATCCCTTAATAATATTTTTCCAGATAAAGCCTGATTTACAATTGTTTTAGTCAAAAGATAGCTATTTCTTCCTGGAATCAAATTTACAAAGTTTGGGCTTCCATCTTTTTTAGGTATGTTCTTATATGCCTCATATTCCTCTCTTTGTATGAGTTGATAATCAAATGTACCAATAAAGCCATAAGTCAAAGCTAACCTTGCCACCATTAATTTACTTACACAAAAAATATTGGCAATAGCTATTAAATTACCTTCAGTTGAATACCAATAGTCATAAAATTCTTTCTTGGTGATTAATACTTCTGCGGCAATTTTGTTGCAAAATACTTCATTTGGATCATTTCCATAAAAGTCCAAATCATCTACTCCAGATTCACCTAACCATATGTGTGCTAATTCATGAGCCAAAGTAAAAATTAATGCAGATGGAAGATCCTGACTATTTAGAAAAATTACAGGTGCATATTTATCAATTAAAACAAATCCCCTAAACTCTTCGGTATTGAGAGGTTTTTTCGTTGCATTTTTTACCATGCTATTTTTAAAAACTAGAATTCCCACCTCTTCACACTTAGAAACCAAATTTTTTAAATAGTCTTCTCTGCTTTTTTTAGTGCATAAGTCATAAGGTAACCCAATAGTTTTTCTTATATCAGAAGCAATAATACTTACATCTGTATAATGGTCATATTTTCCAACAAACTCTAAATGCTCAGCGTAATTTTCTTTGAGAAACTCAATATACCATTCTTGCTTTGCTTGGATATCCTCTAAAACCTCATAAAAACTTTCACTAAGTGGTTGAGCATTTTGACCTTGACGTAAATCAGGAATATTTGGCTTATACAGGGATTCTGGAGGTGCATCTAAAAATAAAGCACCAAAAGGAACCTTTGTAATATCTGCAAAATTCTCAGCCTGATTTACTGAGAACTCACCAGCAAGCAATTTTTTCTGTGTGCGCTCTGCTTCAGAAATCTTAGAAACGACTTGGTCTAAGCGCAATCCAATATTGTTTGCAGCCCATTCCAACATGTCGATACTAAAATTCAATGTACTCATACACACCTTATAATTTTCTAATGCCAAAACATGGCATAAGTCAATTTATTATAACAGTAAAAAATCTTTTGTATTGATTTTGAGCTTTTAATTAAGAAACCAACTCACGCTGATTTCTTACTCAGCTTCTTATACGCTTCATCAATAAACTGATTATCCAGATCAAAAATGACCGCATTAAAGATATAACGTTCAACGGGTGGTTCGTATAAATCACAGTAAGCATTCACATCAGCAATACTTAGGGCTAACGGTGTGCCCTGTTCATATCTACGTGACCGGGCAATAGTGTTATAAGCTTCAATCAAAGCATTTGCAGTATAGGAATATGCAGGGGGATCAGGCAATTTAATACCCAATGCTTCACGCTGCTTTATTTCGTGTTCGCTGAGTCCTGCGTATCGACTGAGGTACTTGTGGAGTTCTCGGACTTTCCCAAAACTTCATCTCGATACTTGTCGGCTTCAGTTTGAATCTGTTCAGCTTTAACCCGGACAAAGGCGAAAATTACAGGGCCAATATCACCCATTTCAAGAAGTTTACAGGCATTTTCAGGTGTGCACGGCTGCTCCACTTCCTCTTCATCAACACGAAAAGAAATTCCTTTCCAGTCTTCAATTAAGTGACATGCAGCTGCTTGAAACAGCAGTTCATGGAAAGTTTTATCCTGTGATGAGGCTTTAGATACATCAAAGCCTTTCGAGCTTACTTGGTTATTAGCACGCTCAATTGCCACCTGATAAGCTTTGTGAGCAATACCGCGAATCTTGAATTCTGCTAACACTTTACCGTCGGCATCCTTGTATTCACACCACTGGCTCACTTCTCTATTTTTGACAATGTTTACAACTAAAGTCATTTTTATCCATCCAAAAGAAAACCGCCCGAAGGCGGCCAGATTTAAGGTGCGATAATACGCGTGATGGTTGGCGATACATTGATGTGGTTAAAGCTCACATCAAGCATGATCGTGTCTTCACCACCGCCATCCGGGTGATTGGCTTCAGATACTTCCAGTTGCGGAAATTCAAATGCGTAGCCATTACCTTTGCTATCTTCGATTGAGAAATTAATCGGCATAGTGTCGCGCGATTTCACATAGTCGACATATTCCGCAGCTTGTGCACCAAAAATGAATTGGCTGCTTAAAGTAATATCCACCATCTTTTCAAGATAAGTTTGAGCTGAAAGTTTCTGATTGCCGATACAGCGGATCGCTTCCAGATTGTTGGAGATATTCAGTTCAAGCGACTGCATGCAGGCAGTGCCGACAATACCTTGTCCATTTACAGTCAAGTCGCCTACATTCAATGCAGATACCATGACCGCTTCTGGAACAGGAATTGGAGCAACAACCGGATTTACTGTAGTGCGCTCAAAGTCGGTACCAACAGGGCCAAAGGTCGCTGTGATTTTACCAGTGGTCGCAATAGATAATGATGCTTCACCAATGCGCACACCGCGGTAAATAAAGACCTGGCCAGTATCTGAATAGTGCTTCACAAAGGTAAATGTTTTGCGGACATCACCACCAAATTGAAGAACATCACCTGCCCACTCATTCATGGCCACTGCTGACCAGAAATCATCAAACAGGCCGACAGATAATTCAACTTCAAGCGAACCGGTAATCTCCGCTTCAGTCGCCATACCGCCTTGACGGAAGCGTGTATCTGAAACACTGGCTGAGGCTTCTGTGGTTACTGATTCTGATAAGCCATCTGTGACCCGACGTACTGTTTTCCAGATCGGTACTGCCGGCAATACTTCCGGGGTTTCCTCCACTGCATAGTAGAGGCGAATTTTTGCACCACTCGACATGGCTTAATACTCCTAATTTTTAGGCATAAAAAAACCACCTTTCGGTGGCATTGGTTTGGAATTAAATTGGCTATTCAAATAAGCAGGGCTGAATCTGCCGATCTACATTCGTAATCGCAGTTTGTAAGATATCTCTTTGTTTTTTCCAAGTTGATAGACCTTTACCACATGCACTGGCAATATCTTTTTCGCATTCTAATTTTGCATTCAAAGCTTCTCGTTTTTGTAGCAAAAAGAAATAATCTGTTTGCAGTAAGGTGCGAGCCTCAAAAAAGGCTCTTACTAATGCTTTCTTAAATTCACGAACCTTCGGACTATTACGCATGTAAGTTAAAAGCAATGTAGCTTGCTGTTCATTAAGAGCTGCATATTCGGTATGGCGACCACGTGTAGACTGGCGATGCTCCCAATTCGACATTTCAAATGCGGAATTCGACATTTCAAATGTGACCAAACCAAACTCAGAAAAATCAGACTTATAACTTCGAACAAGTTGGATGACTGATTTATGCTGAACACCCAGACCGAGTGCAATTTGTAAAGTTGTGGTTTTGGGTACACCCTTTTTAACATCAACAATTTTTAAAACTTCGATTTTTGCATTCATATTTAACTCCTTGAGTTGTGGTTAAAACTGAGAGTCGAATGCAGTAGGAATAACTCTCAGGCAATAAAAAACCCTGATCTAATTAAAGGTCAGGGTTTGGTGAGGTTGGTTGTGTAATCTGGCTAGTTCACTCGGTAAGACACATTCACATTGTATTGATAAAAACTCATAGTTGAAGGGTCGCCGATCGCTGATGAATGCCCCGCATCCAGAATATCTGCCTGAAGCATTTCCAGATCACCCACCTTATAGAACCGCATATGTTCAGCCCACTTATCAGCAAGTCTAGATAGTTCCAATGTTCCAGAGTGAAGCGGTGCAAATAACTGGATAAATACAATACCCGGTGTGCGAGTACATGGCTGATCACCAATACTGGCAATAAACGATCCTGCATTATTCACTGTGACTTTTGCCCAGATCTCTGCAGCTGGCGGCTCGTATGGCTTTCCACCGACTAGAGGATTGTTCGCTAATTGAATATTTGCTTTAGGCATGCCAGTGAACGCACCAACACGCGCAAGAATCGCTTGCAATGCTTGAGTATTGGTCATCATCTGTATTTCTCGCAAATGTATCGGAATGAAAGCGCGTAGACACCATTAGGTGCTTGCTGACTGTGGCCCATTTCTAAAGCAGGTCCATAGGGGCTTAATGTTTGGATATAGACAAGACCAGCTATTTTTGCTGTAGATGCCACTTTTAAGCCTTCGCTTAAGGTTTCATTGCCTGATAGGTCATAGCCCTTCTCATAAGCATTTTGCGGTGCATCCAGCGTAACTTTATGCGATGCTCGAAACTCACCATCCATCACAGGTGATCGAATAACGACTTGCTGTAATGTTTCGCCTACGATCTTTTTAAGATGGTCGTCTGCGGTTTTAAGCACATCAAGTGCAAAATTAGTCGGTTTGTTTTTCCATGACATAAATTTCACCCATTAAAAAACCCACCTTTTTACCGGTGGGTTTCTCTCTACCAAGGGATATTTTCATAGAGCCATTGTGCAATCTTGACAGCATTGTAAATCCTAAAACTCACCTTGACAGCCAATTTTACATTTTTAATAGATAATTTAGTTTTTATTAGTTTTTTTGAAATCACTTTATTTTCCTTTTCGTTTTTATTTTTTCTAAGAGTCGCGCGCGTCCCTTCTATAAAGGCTAGCTTGTTGCATCACCTTTTTTCTTGTGTACCCGAACGGGGACCTAAGAGAAATAAAATCGATTAGGAGTTTTAAGGATATAACTATCAAAACCAAACTGGCGTTATTAGATATTTATCTACTACATTTATCAACTATTTTTTATATTTTCCTCAACTGGCAAGTCCAAATACTACCGGTTGGATCAGCACCAATATTCACTACCTTAAAGCCACCTCTACTGGTAACCCAAACATCATCAATCTGTGGAATACCTGTAACTTCATTTTGCAGCACGATAGCTTTGGAATCTGTCACCTGATAATCAGTCGGTTTGACCATGTCTTTTAGATATGAGCCAAATAAAACGCCACGCCCTGAATATGATTCATCACCAACAACCGGATAAGTCTGCGTTTCAAAGTCAAACTCACCAGAGTAAATCAGTTTTTCACAAGTGAAAGCATCGACGGCATCAGCCAGATCCTCATCAAATGCAGCTGCAAGTTCTTCCTGAAGTTCATTTCTCATACCCATGGCTAAATCCTTTTTAGGAACTGTACTGAAGATCGCTTGGTATAGGGTTTGATCAAATCAAGGATGTATTGCTCATAGGTATTTAGATCTTCCGAGCCTGCTGCAAAAGTCTTTGATACGCTAGTTCCAGATTGGGCCGATACTGTCTTACTCACCACCGTGGCAGTTTTACCCTGGTAAAGCTTTCCGGCAAGAATTCCTCTAATAATTTCATATGAAGCCAGCTTAATTGGTGCTGGTACTATTGAAGAATCAAGATATTCTTTCACATTACGTGAGCGTAAATATGCATCTACTTGGGAGAGCAAACGAGCCTTGTCACTAGCGCTTTGACCAGCAAATTCAGGCACGTTTTCCAGCACTTCTGTTTCAGTGACAAAGCTCATTGGTTTATTCCTTTGGTTGATCCGCTTCTTCTGCTGCTTTCGCGGCTTTGGCTTCTGCAGCAGTAGGCTTTTTGGCCTTGGTTTCAAGTTCTTTTACTTTGGTCTTCAGATCATCATTTTCAGATGTTAGCTTTTTAACCGCATCACGCTCTTTATCAAGCTGATCAGTCAATTCAGTATTTTCAGCTACCACCTTTTCACATTCTGCTTTTGCTTCATCAAGACTAGCCTGAAGCTCAGGAGTGATGCCTACGTTTAGTGAAACTGTTTGGCTTTTAGGCTGATTATCGAGAAATGCATAGGCTTGGTCGACCAGATCAGCATCAGGAAAATCATCATCCACTTCAACCGAAGTGGCACCACCGATTACACCCAAGAATGAACTTCGATAACAAACATTAGGATCGGGATGCTTGGGAATATTTTCTGTATAAACTACTTTCATCTTTATGCTCCAAAACAAAGGCGACCGAAGTCGCCATGTTTATTAAGGTGTTGCCGTACCAGAGATAACCGCAGCAAATGGAACCTGCTTACGATCAAATACACGCTCCCAGTTTGCAGCGCTTGCATACTGTGCAATGGTTGGAGAAGTATTTGGATTGGTGTTGCCCTTCCATGAGAAACCTGCAGGTTGCAACAGGTAGGTTTTGCGCTCCCAAAGGATTTCAGCACCACCACCATTACCACCAGATGGCTTACGTTCGAGCTCGACAGGGACTTTAGGTGTACCTTCACCGTAACCGAATGCACCGGCACCAAAGATCAGAGATAGGTACTGTCCATTGCCGTAGGTCAGTCCGTCATCCATAAAGATCGGCTTACCTAAATAAGTCGCTAGAACAATGCGCCCCTCTGAATCTCGTAAGTACTCAATAAGGTCTTGCTTTACCATCTGATTCATTACAACCGAATGCACACCCATTGCTGAGAATTGATCGGCTGTATCACCCGCGGTGAATGCGGCATCCTGAAATGCGTTTGCTGAAATCGATGCACCTGCATCAATGACCATGTCACCACCGTCATTTGCGATATTGGAAGCAATCACACCTCGGGCAGAGCCAAGCAAGTAACGCTGCCATTGGCGCTCCCAGTATTTACCGAAACGGTTACGAATATGCTGCATTGGCTCTGAATTGGCCAGTTCAGCGGTTAAATCCGCTACGCCATATCCTTTGTTTAGATACAGTGTACGAGCTTGCATTGAACCTTGAGCCGCTTTACCAACCTCGCCTAAGTCATCTGGATCATCATTTGACAGGTTGGGTGCTTCATCTGCATCTAGATCTTGCCAGTATGCAATTGTAGAAGACCCTTGGCCATTGTTAGCAATCGCATCTAATGCTTCGTTTTTAACAACGATGCCTGATTGATAGACTGCAGTTTTTTCAGGAGAGTTAACTGGATCGAGTGTTTGGTAGTAATCCCCAACAAAGATATCCGTTAATTGTGTAGTGGTGCTTGGCATATATTATGCCTCCTTAGTTTTGACTAATTGCTGAAATGCATTTGGATTTTCACGAGCTAAAGTGGCTCGCTCTGCTTCTGTATAGTCAGACCATTTTTTGCTTGGAGTACCCGAACCAGGTGCACCAGAACCATTTGCTTTAGGCCAGAAATAAGCTTTCTTCTCACGTAAGCCTTCAACCCATTCTTTTGGTGATAGTGGATTGGTGCCGTCTTTCCCAATAATCACTTCCCCATTTGCATCGATGGCCACAGCCTTGCCGTTTTCATCTAAAGAGAATTGAGATTGAGCCAAGAAGGCAATATCTGCTGTAGCCTCGTTTAAGGCCCCTAGCTCAACTGCTGCTTGCACGATTTGACCTTGGACCACTGACTGCTTGAACTTATTTGCATAAGCTTCAGCTTTATCTGCACGCTGCTTTTCAGTTGAAATTAAGCGCTCATGTTCCTGTCGCATCTTTTCGGTACGTTTCTGGATGACTTCATCAATCTTGCCCTCGGCAATGAGTTTTGACTCTTCATCCTGACCAGCTTTACTGAGCAACTCTTTAACTGCAGTAAGATCCACACCTTCTAGTTGGGACTTAATCCCACCCAGTTCGGTTTTAAGATCTTTGTTGGCTTGAATAAGATCGTTGTTTTTGGTTTTTAGACCCTGTACCTGTTCATCAACTGCCTTTTGAATGGCTGCTTTGACTTCTGGATTTTCTAAATCGATTTGGTCTGACATTGTTTATTCCTTGAATAACCGCCTGGCGGATTTGAGATACCTGAGCTTTGCGCAGGCATAAAAAAAGACCCGTTTGGGTCTAGGTTTGGATTTGGTTGTTTAGGTGCTCACACCCTTTTTAAACTCAGACATGATGCGATCAATAAGCTTATTAAACTCATCTTTCGACTCGAACTCAAAGTCGTAGCAATCCACCATTTCCAAGTAATCAATAAGGTAACTTCTGAGCGATTCATTCGACTTGGCATGTTGTGCCTGATATTCGAGAAATTGAACCCCTTTCTTAATCGTTTCTACTCTTTCCATTCGTCCAAGCCTTCAAAATTAAGTCGTAAATGATTTGCTGTTCAGGTGTGGTCATAGGGCTACCGGCTTTCTAACTGAATAACCAAGACTAATCCACATCATTTGTCTACGCACAGCGTTGGCGCGAAATGGAATTAAAACGAGATCCATGCTCAAGATATGGCGAATCTCACTAATATCTAAAACCGATGTTATTTGCCTCACAATCCCAACTCCTTAAACGTCTTCGCATCCAGCGCCTTCAACTCATCCAGCGTGTACATAGCACCTTGCGGATCGACAAACTTATCAATGCTGTACCTGCCTTCTTTGTAGAGCTTGTAGCGTGCTGGGCCGAGCCATTCTTTCTGGAAAAACTCATCGGTCCGGTCAAAGAATTTCTTAAACGATGTATTGGCATCAAGTTGACCAATCAGGTCTTTACGCTCATCCTTTGGAATATCCTTGACCTTACGCTCATCCATTACAAAAGGACGCTTATCGGCAATATCACCATCAGCATCACAGCCGACCAGTACAGACCGGCAGTTATAATGAAGTGGCGGTTTTGGATAAGCCTTATTGATGTCATAGACATTGGCATCTAATGACGCGCACTGTTTAGAAGTCCTGCCATCCAATGTGCTGACGAATTTCACATGAGTAAAACCTAAAGCTTTCCAGGTATCGTCATATGAGATATTTGCCACATGGCTTCGAGCCGTCCTGACTGTTCGTTCAATCTCTACCTTGGTCGCATCCCAGATACCACCAACATAAGCGTATTGATTGCCTACCTTGGTTCGCTTGCCACGAATACGGGTAATGATTTCCAGATTCGTCTGGCCCTGATTGATACCGTCACGAATTGCATATTCAACCTGCTTTCGAGCCTTATCTAGTACAAAGCCAAACATTTCATTAATGAGCTGGCCGCCTGCCAATGGAGTAGACTTTGCTTTTTTATAAAGCTGCTCCCCACTGACCGAAGCTGCTGCACCTGTCATCAATTGACTGACGTAAGATGCTTCATACACTGCCATACTGACCGCTGATTGATGAAAGGTCTCTGGCACCTCAACTGAAATCTCTTTAAATCGATCATTCAGCAGGCTTCGAATTTCTTTCAATTGATCTGTAGTGTATTGACCACTCGCCAATGCGATCCTTTCAGCATCAGAGAGGTTTTCAAATAGCTCACGTAGCTCTAACACCATCTTATTGGACAGGCCGTAAAATCGGCTTAAAACTTCATTTACAGCTCGAGTCGAAGCTCGATAGCTATAGGCTGAATGTTGGCTTAAAGCACTAAGTATTGCTCGTTGCGCTATTTGGTCGTTCATAGTTCATACCCGGTAAAGCACCCGCATTTTCTTGTTCAACTCTCGCCACCTCATCCTTATAGTCATGCTCTGGCAAATTACCCGTCGCAATGTATTCCCAATAAGTCTGGAATGAGTTTTTACCAGCAATGGCGCCTTCATAAAGTTGTTTAGCCAATTCGATGTCATATGCGGTAGAGCTGAATTCTGGCTTAACACTGAATGTATATTTTGACGGGTCCAGCTTTAACCACTGAGCTGCATATTTGATTGCCTGCTCAATTGCTTCAGCTGCACACATGACAATGCTATGTAAGCTTGCATGCTGGTCATCCTGTCTAGCCCGACGTGCTTCACCCGACTCTTGCGTATTGGTATCAATAACTTTAGCCCCTGCTTCTAATGCTGCATTTTTCTGTGCATCCATTTCAGCTTTGGTTTTGTCGATACCAACCCCAGTGATTTCTAGGTATCCACATTTCGACTCTTTAGGAAGAAACCATGCTGCCATCACACCAGTCACAGTAAGATCATCGTTATCATCCAATCCACTAATCCATGGTTGTGGATGAGCTGTATGATGTAAAGACTGAAAGTAATCTGCTGATAACTGATAATACTTTAATGCTGCCTTTGCCATGGTAAGTAGCGGTACAGTGCCCACGCTTGGGGCATTGTCTGTTGTTCCACAGAATACAAAAGGTGTGAAATTCAAACTATTACTGCCAAGTGTCGGTGTTTTATCTTGCTCGGTGCTACCATCAAATAGCCGTACATTTAAAGAGCCATCTTTTAGGCCTAAAACCCGTTGAACAGTCTTGGTACTATGACTAAATTCATCTTCACTATTCTCGAATTGCTCCTCGAGCACTACAAGGTTTAAATCTCGACGACCCCCAACATTGTTTTCCTTCCAATTGATGATAGATAAAGCGTTATAAAGTGCGAAATATGGTTTCCCATCCTCATCTACATCAACCAAAAGACCACAGCGTCCATATTCGAGCAATTCCAATACAACTCGAATGAATAATTGCTTCAACCCAAATCCATCATTAGTAGCATTCTCACTTAAACCAACCATCAAGCTGCCAGGCAAATTGATTTCGGGATTCAGTTTAGAAACAAGACCGATCATCGTTCGTAATGAATCTTGAACCCATAGAGGATATTGAGCACGAGAGACATAACCTTTATAAATTTCACCGGTTAGATCACCCTGCTTTTCCGCCTCAACCATCCCTGCTGATTTTGATAGATATTGGGTCGTTGCCAATTTAATAGTTTCTTCACCGGCTACAGCATCCTGCATTACCTGCCAGCTTTTCTTTGCAGCAATATACTGCGGATGTTGATCTGTAACAGCCATAAATACACCAATAAAAAAGCACCCCGAGAGGTGCAAAATGTTTAAGCCATACCGCGAATTCTACGAATGCCTACAGCCTTTTTATTAATCGGGAATAGATAAGCAATTGGATAAGTACCCGCATCATTCATGTGGTCAAATCCTGCTTTTTTATCTGGTTGACCATTCTCGTCGTAAATCTGACGCTCCTGGCATTTCGCAAAGTGCGGACACTTGAATGTATTCACAAACAAGCGTCTTTCACCCAATGTATTGCAGAGCAATGAATTCATGGAGTTGATACGATCTTTTACAGCCGGGTTAGATGCATTCACATAAACCTTAAGTCCTGCTTTTTTCAGCATCGCAATATCTGTTTCACTTGCATTGTTTGATTTGCGGTTATCACCTGAAGCATCTGGATAAACACCAATTGAATGCTTTGGATACCGCTCTTTAATCGCTTCAATCATTGCAGGTGTATCAAATAGATTCACAAACTCATCTACTGCATGCATGGTGTCACCACGACGCACATAAACCACAGCAGCCATTTTTGTAACGTTAAAGTCCATGCCGATATGAAGCGTGTCACCATCTTGAACTGTTTCATTTGAGCTATTAAGTACCCGGTTAAAGCAGTAATAAATAACACCCTGATAACTTTCAAAACTTGCCTCATATTCCTGACTGAATGTTTTCGGGTCCATCTTGCGCTTGGCAACAATGATTTCCGATTCAGGAATATTTCCACCCTGCAGCGATGTATATGAAAAGCTGCGGCAATCTGGTTCATGTCCAGGCTGGCCATCCATGAAAGTGTCATAGCAATGGTTAAAACCTTTTGGTGTACCAATCCTTAAGACATGACCACCAACACGCTGAATACCATTCACAATGTACTTACAGGTTGAGAGCATCGGGCGAAGTACTTCTTCCCATGCTGCCCACTTACAGTCAGCCCATTCATCAATGATCAGAAAAAATAGACCAGATCCACGAAGGTCGTCATAGTTATCAAGGCCAACTACACGAATGACATGGCCACTTTTTAGGGTGATCGTACATTCAGTTTCGTTTGGTTTTCCTGCACGCCATGAGGCCGGAATTGCCTGTTTTAATCGTTTCCAGAAAACACGCTTTGCCTGTTTAAAAGTGGGCGCTGCATACCAGATCTCATCCTCAACCGACACATTCCACTTTGCTGCCAATCGTGCAGCTCGACGCATTTCAGCCTTAGCTAAAAAGGTTTTACCGAAACGACGACCGCATACAGCATCACGAAAACGCGCTTCAGGCTGCCATCCCCATAAATAAATATTTGCTTGCTTTGGTGTAAGTTTTACTGCGCCATCAGGAGGATTAAAGAATTGGCTCACGCGGTATCTCCTCGTCAGGCTCCAAAGGTAATTTGTAGTCTTCTTCTGGTGGGCGTTCTTTCGGTGGATTTACTTCACGTTGAAGTTTTTCAAGCTCTAACCTTTTGATCTGAAGCTCTACTTCTTCTTTAGCTGATATACCACCCTTAGCAGATGAGCCACCCATTTGAATCAATCCTTGAGCTTGTTTTAAAACATTAGCTTTCATCATTTTATTCTTGCCCCAATCGTCATACATTTTTTGGAGTTCTTTAAAATGAAATGCTTTGTTGGCTAAAGGAATATCCTCAACATTTGCTCTAAAATCTTTTCGGGTTTTATAAAACAAGTCCTTTAATTTCTGACTCATCTTTGCGCCAGTTGGCTTGGTCGGATCGTAATTTGCGCACTGCATTCTTTCGATCTCAACCTTAAAATTATTCTTTACAGAGTCGGCGACTTGTTGAGGTGTTTCAAAACAAGCAAGACTTTGAACTATAAAGATTTTCATAGGTTCAGTGAGTTTTGCCATAACCACCCCTTTGTATAGCTACGTAAAGAATTCTCCTACGCAAGTTTCAATAAACACGTACCGCATGCATGAGCAATATTAGCCCGAGATATAGTTGGACCATTGTTTGCAAGCTCTACCATTTTTTGGACGTCTGGTGATGCACCGTAACGCTGGACAACTCCGTGGAATTCTTCAACATCATGACCACGTAAAAATAATCGAGGCTCACCCATAGATGTATATTCAAACTCACCAGTGTTCTTATTGCGCTTATGTCCAATGTGATAAAGCTCATGCTCTATTAAAGCCATGAAATCCACATCACTCATCACTTGGCACACACGCGCATCCAATGTAATAAGAAAATCAGGCACATCACCAAACCATTCTATGTATTGCACTTCCTGACGACTTTTCTTCCAACCACCCACATTGATCATTACTTTTTCAGTCTGACCAAGCACACGCTTCTCTTTTGCTTCACATGTGTTGTAAGCCCAAAGGAAAGAGATATCAGGAATATCCAAACTCAATAAGTGTTCATGGTCAGGGTTATGGAGTGCTGCCCACTCATGAAGAAAGGTCTCTTTAATCCATGGCCATAAATCGTTATTGGCTGGCTCAAAATGAAGAAGACCACCACTTTCCATAAATTCTTCATCGTCATCAAAGTGATGATCTTGTTCAGGTGGATATGGTCTTTTCATAATCTTCACCCATTAAAAAACCTCCCGGAGGAGGTCTTTATTAAATCATTTCTATGCAAATATTTTTTCACGTCCCATAAATCCCAAAAAACGATTCAAGTCGTCATAATTTGGAAAAGAGACTGATCTATAAACTTCCTCAGAAAAAAAGATTTTTATAGAGTTGTTTTTATCATTAATATTAATAAATAAAATTTGATCAGTGTTAATAACCGCATCATCCACTTGAACTAACATTTTTCATTCTTCCTAATTATCTGAAGAATATATATAACATGAAATCTACTCTACCCAACACCACTTCAAATCATCTGGCACAGTCAAATGAATACCTAACTGTGTAACAGTAAAATCATGTACGCAATTCAAATATTCAGTCATCTGCTTGACGCTTAACTTGGTCGTACTGCAAAGTCTTATCACTTGCTCTGCAATCACTCTGTATTCTTCACATTCATTCTGCTTCAACATAGCAATTGCTTTGCATGTCTCAGCAAATTCCTGATCATCACGACGATAGATATAAACTAAGAATTTCTTTTTAAACTCAAAATGCAATTGATCTTTGTGTGTACCGTTCTTCTTTTCGATTTGACCTAACCACATCCAATACAATCTATTCTGAGCTGCTGACCGGTCATCCTGCTTCTGATCAATCACCACTCTTAACGGCTTGCCCTCATTAATCGCCTGAGTGTAATTGGAATCTATGAAGTTGACTGCCTTATCAATGTCTGCTTTTGATTGAATAGGAAACACGGCTTTTTGCATTTCCTCTCCTTAAAACTTATCATGATGCAAAATTACAAAATCAAGAAACCGTAATGCTTTATCTCATTGGCATCTTATTTTTAGGATTCATTATCTATTACTACAGACTAGATCAGGCCAACTCCACATCAGGTGAGTTTCTTCTTTATCTATGCATTTCATTGATCATAATTTGCATTGGTCGAGCCTGGCGTGTTCTGACTTAATCAAAACACCTCTCTATCTTCCACACTCAACATCCGATCAGTCTTCCCAAGCATCTGCATAAACCATGCTTTCGACTCATCACGATTCATGTATTGATATTGGTCTAGCCACTGGTGGCATTTCACACACAATGGAATGGTATAAGCATCATCTGCTTTAATACCCCTGCCTTTGCCATGTTCTGACCAATTACTATGAGCCGCTTGTGATTCAGGATTTCCACACTTCACACATGGCAATAATCGAACCGCAGCTAATCGCTTGGCATCACGCATGCAGCATATTTCTTAAATTCTTTGATCGCTCCTTGAATTGGGCAATCTTCTTATCAACAAGCATCATTTCATCGCGTGACATTAATCCGCGTGACAGGGCTTGCCATTTGGTGATTTCAGCTTCGTATTTTTCGATATTCCGTTTTGCTTCTACTTTGTCCATAGGAAATCCCAACCTTCCGGTATTTCCGGATAGTTCAAATAAGAAAAGAAAAACCCCGCCAATAATGCATATTGAGCGGGGTTTTGTGTGCCGTAATACGTCCGGCAATAGAGAAATTATTTAATCATCTTTACCGCATTTACGGCATTCTTGGACATATCCACGCTTTGGGTCGTAATCGAACTCATAAGCATGAAGGCAGAATAACTTTCGAAAGAATTGGAGCATGTGGATCTCCTGAATTTGGGTGGCGGCACCCGATTTCAAACCACTTTGATTAAAGGAAGCCGCCATAGGTGCCCTGATATTGCTTACACAGGCATTTCTCAGGGCATTAAAAATCAGTTATACGGTATTTCCAGATAACTGACTTGGTAGTGTTGTTTTTAATGGCTCACAACTGAACGTGTTAAGAGGTCGCCAGTCTCAAGTAATACCCACCTTTTAAAACTATATGGTTTCTGCAGAAACAAAAAAGCCCACCTTTCGATGAGCTTTAATATTTGGTCAAACCGTAATACGGCCAGTATAGTAAAACTATACCTTAGTCTTCGCTAAAACGAAATACCTATGCTCGCATTTCTTTGTAAGTATTTTTCTTATACAACTCAATAGCCTTGGCTGCCTCATCAATAGCAGACTCAATAGCAAGTACCATCAGTTTTTCATAACCCTTCCATGTCATACGATAGGTATCTACACCCATCTGATTACCGCTAATGCCTGCATAAGATAAACGACCTTTGGCGGTATAGTTATCTTCCAAATCTGGATCCAAGGCAAAATCCATAACCATGCGTGCAATCTGCCATGCCAAATGATACATAGCAATATGCTCAGGCTCACGCTTCTTATCTTCAGTCGCATTGGCCAACATAATTTTAGCCAGGTGATTGCGCACATACTCATAATCACTTTCTGACTTACCATCAAACACAATCAAAGCTGTCACTGATTTGGCCAACTGGGTATCCATTGAAGCAATAGCACCCAAACGATCTTCATAATTCAAAGGCTTCTCCCCCGTACCACGAACACTCGGTTCATAATTGGCTGTCTTAGCAGAGATGCCACGAGTCAACCATTCAAATTGTTCAAACTTATCCGCTACTGCATTCATCCCAAACCCCTTAAACTTCGCTAATGTCTATGTCGTGTACTGATTTCATCAAGTGTTTTTTAGATCTATAACTTGCTAACTTTCTTGTTGCTACCGACTTCACATCCTCAACAATCTGCACCCCATCCTTCAGGTATGTGAAATCTGCGTAATATCTCAAAGCAGGCTTAGCCCTCTTTTCACCTGCAATTTTTACTTTGGGTGCCAACTCAAATTTGACCTGACACTGTAAATCTTGAATTTCACCTCTCTGCATTTGCGCTGTAAGCTCGATATAGCGTTTGTATTCCTTTTGGCTATCAAACTTCATTCCATCCTTTTCAATCTTCACAGCGTTAAATTTGTTGCGCTTGGTGGCAGTCTTACGACCACCGCCATACTGTTTGCGATATTCAGCGAGTGAGATTGATGTCATTGGCACCATCCTTTTGATGCAAACAAGTCATGCGCTCCATATATTCACGTTCTGCTTTCTCCACTGCGGCTTCATGCTCTCGCTCCCATTTCAAGCGCAACCACGTTGCTAGGGGTAATATGCAGACCAGAACAAGGCTGAATAACCAAATAATCAGTACAAAAACAACTTTCCCGATTGTCTTGAAAGCACTGATAAGCTCATCACATGCATCCCATAGGTCGTAAAAAGAATCCTTTGCAATTTTCTTTGTTCCATTTTTAAAACCAATTAGTGTTTTAAGATGATTATTCATACTCACTTCCCCACCAACCAACCCAAGAAAAACCCCATCGCCATACAGATGAGGCCCACAAAAACAGCCTCAAGATTACTCATGCTCACCTCGCAGGATTTCTCTCACCTCATCATTGAAACGAAGTGCTGTACCAAATGTGGGTAGCTTCTTTTGAGCCACTATTGATATTTTGCGAAGCATATTTTCGGCAAGGTTTCTTTGATCAACTAGATTTCGAATACACTGAGATTTATCCTGCAACTCATCCCGCTCTTTTTTCACCCCGATATAACAAGCCTCCATGTTGTTGAGTTGGGTTTTAAGGCTGTCGATTTCTTCCTGTTTTTTAGCCAGCATCATTGCCTGATTTAGATTTGCTTGTCCGAGGGCATGGATCTCTAATTGGTGTTGATTAATTTTGGCCTGTTGGTCCTGCAAGCAACGAAAGACCTGCCAATACTTACTTTCAGGTTTGAAGTGTTTATCTTTTTGATAATAAATTCCCTCAAATATTTCTGAGAGCATTTGAATCTCAAATTCATCCTTGTCGGTGTAGTCAAAAAGGAAGTGTTCAATAAACTGCTCTCTTAAAATGCGCTTAGGCTCACTCATCTCTCACTCACCTTTGTATTCGGGCTAATGTGATTACGGATATCGCTGCAATGGTTAGCTTCCAAACTTTTAACTTTCCGAATCTCATCGTTAAACATGGTTAAAAAATCAAATGCACCACCGCTTGCCACAACAAAATCTTGATGAACCTCTTTTACTGTGTAGATTGTCGTATCAACAGAGCCTGTGTATTGCACTTGATCACCAACCACTAACCCTAATTTTTCGATTAAGTTCATGCCACCACCATCCTTTGAATGCGATTTAATAAAGTTGCAGCCGGATTCACTTGCTCAACCATTCCGACACACGTTGCAGTAGCCCATGCACTCACTGCTGTAAGTCCTTTTAAGTCCTCATCCACTGCCTTGATCCATTGGTCAGATACGCCGGTCCAGCGTAACTTCAAGCCGTCACGCTCAACCTTGATATGCTTTGCGCCACTAATCACCTCTTTGATGCTCATCAACTTGTTAAATGACCATTCCATTTCATGCTCATGGATAGTTCCGTCATCAGCCTTGGCAGTCGTTTTAATCACAACATTCCAGATTTGCTTACGGTCTACACGATGAGCCAAAAACAACGGAACAAATGAACCCTGGTAAATCTTCACCAGGTCATCATCATTCACATCACGATCCAGTTCTTCCACGTATTCAGCTGTGGATAGAATTTCCCAAGTTGCAGATAATTTTTGCTTTGTTTTTTTCATGCGTTCACCCCTTTCAATTGAGTTGTTTTAACCACTCCCGCTTTTAAAGCCCACTGCATACATTTGTCGCAGCGGCAACCCAATTTTCTATAAGTGTCACTGGTGCCATGGTTTGTTTTATGGACTTGGATTTCTGCTTGTTTAATTTCCCCACCATTCGCCAAAAACTTAGCCATTTCGGTTTCAAGTTCAGCACGCAATTTGCGTTTGTCCTGAATGTATTTGGCTGATTCACCCACGTTTAGAAATTCTTGTTTTGATAGGTTCATGCGGCACCTCGATATTTCTCTTCGTGTTTGAAATTCGCTTCTACCAAAGCTTTAGAAAGGTCAGGCGGCACTGAGTTCCCAACCATTCGTGTTTGCTCAGTTTTTGTTAATGAAATTTGCTGACCATGCTCGTTGGTACCATGAGTAAAAATGTATGAATCTGGGAAGCCTTGCGCTTTAAACAGCTCAACCGGTTGCAACATACGAAAACCAATATCTGCAATTTCATAATCCTGCTGTCCAATCGTGACCAATCCAAAACGATCACGTGTTGGAATTGTGCGTAATGGCTCATCTACTGAATTACCGTCTTTTTCATTGCCGTAAAATGCTGTTAAAAAAGCACGTACTTCTGCAAATTGATTAACCGTTGTGAGTGTATGTATTGGTTCGTCAAGATCCTGACCAATACAGCCGTTTTTCATTTTTGATAAATGGCTAACTACAAGTGAATTGTGATCTTTGGCTGTAATTGTATGTACTGGTTCTCTCAAGCCACTACCAATCACACCTGTGTAGTTCTTGGCTAAAAAAGCAGAAATTAGCGCATGGTGACCACCTTTTGTTTGAGCGCAGATGGTTCTTAATGGCTCATCAATTGGCATTGAACGTTTATTAGATGCATTGGCACATTCTGTTAATACTGGTGCGATACCATTCACAACAAATGGCTTTTGATTATTAAAAACGAATTTCTTTAAGCCACCTGCAATACGTTCAAGTGTAGCTGTGGCCAATGGCCGTTTACGTGTAAAGATACTTGGGCAATCAAGTGACCAATCGATACATTCTGCTGCTGTGCGCCAAGGTTTCAAAAGTCCTTTTTGCACCTGGTTGGAATCAGGATGGGCATGTGTAGGTTCAGGCCATTTGATCGATAAGCCATCACGACGAGCAATTAAAAAGAATCGTTTACGAATTGTTGGTGATCCATAATCACAAGCACGTAATTCACGATAATCAACTGAATAACCCTGACGTTTAAGTGCATTCACAAATGAATTAAAGGTACGTCCTTTCTGTTTTGGACAAGGTTTACCATCAGCACCTAAATCACCCCATGTTTTAAATTCTTCGACATTCTCCAGCATGATTACTCGAGGGCGAACCTTTGCAGCCCAACGTAATGCAACCCAAGCTAAGCCACGAATTTTCTTTTCAACTGGCTTGCTTCCCTTCGCTTTAGAAAAGTGTTTGCAATCTGGTGATAACCAAACAAGGCCTACTGGTTGATTTCCAGTGACTTCAATTGGATCTATATCCCAAACACTTTCACAATAGTGCTTAGTATCTGGGTGATTGATACGATGCATTGCCAATGCTTTTGGATCATGATTTATTGCAATGTCCACTGGTCGCCCAAATGCCTGCTCTAGACCAGTAGAAGTTCCCCCACCACCAGCAAAGTTATCAATAATTAATTCATGAGGAAGTAAGTTAAAATTCACACCCCACCCCCTACTCGCCCTAAACGCTGATCCGCCCAGTTGCATTCAACTACCGTCAATCCACCTTGCTGGAATCGAGACCAAAGACGGTCTCCTAAATCTTTTTGAAGTTCAGCCAATGTGAAATTTGAAATCAGCATGGTTGGCTTCATTGCGTCATAACGTGCGTATAAAACTTTGTGAACAAGCTCTAAACGCTTATCCCGGTCATGCAATCCGTACTCATCCAGAATCAATAAATCGTATTGAGTGAATTCATAAATCACTGATCTTTCACTTGCGTCTTTGGTGTCCTTATCCCAAGCACGCATGATTTTTTGGGCCATCTCTTCGCTTGTGATATAGCGAACATACATACCCTTGTTGAGCAACGTGCGAGCTGTAGCGCAACTTAAATGGGTTTTCCCTACGCCAGTCTTACCCACCATGACAAAGTTGTTTTTAGCGCCAATCAGGATGTTTTTAGCGTATGAGATTGATTGGTTAAGTGAGTTTTTCTGTCCTGCATGCTGAACGATGTAATTTTTAAAACCTGATTCAGCGTGACGTTCTGGAAGCATGGCACCTGCAAAATGCTTCTCACGTACCATCTGATCAATTTCTTTCTGACGGTTTTTGTTTTGAGCTTCCACCAGGTCTATGGCGCATTGCGGGCAAATCTGATTTGGACCTGCTTGAACTTTTGCCATGTTGTGTTCAGCGCAGAATACTTGAACCTTCTGAAAACCGTCTGTAAGCAAAGCCATGGTATTCATACAAAATCCTCCGGTATCTCAACGGATGCAATCTCTCCTTGGAATTCAGGAATGTTGTTCCATGCGTCGTTGACGTTGCGGTTGTCTTGTTTTTCAGAAGTAGATTTTGGTTTTTGAGTAAACTTGCGTTTCATCCACTTCACAAAGTTTGCATACATCTGGCTGTCAGTAAGTTGACCTGATTTCAAACGTGGTTCGTAGTGAGCATTGATCTCAAGTAAGACTTGGTTGACCAGTTCTTGAGTCATTGGCATTTCGCCTGATCTTTGCAACCAAGAATTCAAAGAATGGAGATCAGGTGTCCAGAGATTTAAAACTGCATCGACTGAATTTTCTTGTGTGATTTCCTCTTTAAAGTTTTCTTTAATATTTTCTTTTAAATCTATTTCTTTTACAGAGTGACATTTGATGTCACTAGTGGTGGGTACATTTGATGCTACTGGTGTAGTAGCATTTGATGTCACTGGTGTGGTGACATGAGATGTAACTACATTTGATGTAACTACATGAGATGTAGTGACATTTGATGTTACTGCTTCAATAGAGATTCGATCATCTAGAGTTAATGTGTAGGCACTACTTTTGCCCATTGATTTGGTGATGCTGATTAGTTGAAATTTAGCCAAGTCAGCCATGCATTTGCGTACAGTTCTTTTATCCTTAATTCCAGTGATCTTCATTACTAAAACTTCACCCATGGCTTTTTGCTCAAGGTGAAATCCTTTAATGTGTCTATTCAAGAGAACGATGCATTTAATTGCATCACCGCTTAGTGCGGCTAAATACCCCTCATCACAGATGAAATTAGGTAAAGGTGAGTACCCCTCATCTTTCTTCGACATAGCTTGCCGCTCTAATTTTTTAGCAGTCGATGGATGCAACGGTATATCGTTGTCAATCTCCTGCCTTTGTGCTAAATTTGATTTCATGTTCATTTTCTTCTCTCCAGTCGAAGTGAATACAAAAGCCTGATCCCCTCGATCAGGCTTTTTCTTTGCCTAAATCCCTGTGAATCCCTTCCGATCCCTCTGCAAAGCTGATCTCAGTACTCAAATCCCTTACTAAAGCTCCTAATCCCAAGCGCTCAAAAGATTTTGCTTGTAAATTAAGAACATGCCACTCACCAACGATTTCTTTTTCGATAAGGAATGCTAGGTACTGGGCAAGGTCTTTACCTTTGATTAAAGCGAGTGTTTTAGCTCGCTCATGGATTTCGGGAGATAAACGAACATGTGTAGATTTCTTTTCAAGACTCATAAATTCACCTATGCAACTTTGTGTGGTGAGCAATGTTTTGCCCATAATTTTTCAAGATTTTTGCCCATCTCGTATCCGAGGCGCTTACCACATAGTCCATTTTCTAAGTTGCTCACATAGTTTTGAGAGCAGTTAATTTCGTTAGCAATCTGGGTCTGGGTTAATCCCTGTTCTTTCAAATCAGTGATCTTTTTTTGCCATTGATTCATGAGGAACCTCCTATAATTTTTATAAATATATAGGTTTTCCGATATTTATACAATAGCCAAACCGATTGAAATATGTATCAGAATTCCGATAATGTTAGTTGAGTTAGATTTATGAGCACTCTGGGCGAAAACTTAAAAAAAATACGCAAAGCAAAAAAGGTAACTCAAAAGGAATTGGCCCAAAAATCTGGTGTCAAACAGTCAGTTATTTCCGACTTGGAAACTGGCAATGCAAAATCCACAGGTTCGATTTTAGAGTTGGCGAATGCGCTTGGTGTGACTGCTGAAGAATTAAAGAAAGGTGTGTTTGATGGAGAGTCTTTAACAAATGTGGTGCCTGTAACGGTGCGCATGGCTCCCGTTCTTTCGTGGGTACAAGCAGGAACAATGACCAATGTTGAAGCGGTTGATATGTCACAAATTGAAGAATGGCTCCCCCTTCCAGATGGTGACTGCGAAAAGTGCTTTTATTTAAAAGTGCAAGGCTTAAGTAATTTTCCAGACTTCCAGGAGGGAGACTACATTCTTGTAGATCCGACCTTGCAATTTGGTGATATGAATTCTGGCGACATTGTTGTTGTTAGAAGATTTGATGATGCTACCTTCAAAAAATTAGTCATTGAGACTGATGGCTCTAAATACCTGCAAGCCCTAAATCCTGAATTTAAACCCAATATTATCCCGTTAGATGAAAATTGTCGTTTTGTTGGCGAGGTTGTGGATTGCATACGCTACGTATATCGCGCAAAGAAAAAGAGTCGCAAAATTTAAACCAATAAGGGGGTTTTATGGATTCTGTTCGCTTTATTACAAATGTTTTTATTATTTCATGCATACCGCTGATTCATTATGCTTTAAGTAAGAATCTAAAATTGAGTGATATAAAAAAAGCACGTTGGCAGTATATTGCCGTTTTTATATTTATGTCACTTTTAACATTTATTGGATCAAATGGTTCAGGTGAGTCTTTTTTAGCTGTACTCATTTCACTCGCCATTTATATTTTTACTTATAAGAAACTAATAAAAAATAAATACCATCCAAAGATTGTTGATTTTGAATCCTTTGATGAGTATGTGGCGGCTGTGGCTAAAAAGAGAAACATTAAATACCCGGTGCCACAAAATATAGTGATTATGTTTGGTGATGTTCCAAAATTGGAAAATTTTGAATCAATACCTAAATGGGTTCAGGCGGTAAACAACTATTTTGAAGAAATAGAATCAATTTAGAACTAAAGCTATCAGATCAACCCGCTTCGGCGGGTTTTCTTTTGTCTTTAAAAATGCAATTAAAAAAATAATATCGGTTTTTCTATATTTTTATCGGATTACCTATTGACTATAAATATCGGAAATGCGATATTTAGCTCGTAGACAATAAAAAGCCCCAACGTTGCTAGAACAACTTGAGGCATGACCCACACCTTACTGTGAGTGAGATTATTATGAACATAAAACCAAATCTATTCAAGACTGCATTTGCAATCGGTTTAACAGCCGTTATTGCCACCGCATTCGCCTTTCAATCTGAACAGCCGAAAGAACAACCACAAGTCATTATCACCAGTGATTCATATGTGATGGTTGATAAGTTCTGCGAAGAATACTGCACCGCAAAAGTTCAAGCCGACGAGTATGAAATATTTGTTGAATACAAGCTTGATGATGCTTCGGTGGAATTCCTGGACATCCTTAATGTAGTTCGTCATGACGAAACGATTAATGCGTACATCGACCGTTCTGAAATTGAAAAAATTAATGCTGCGATTGTTGGGGGTGCTCGATGAGAACTTATGTCGTAAAAGTTGTGGCTTATGAGTTTGTAACTGTTCAGGCAGAAAATGACGATCAAGCAGTTGAAAAAGCTTGTGAAAAATTTGGCGAAAACATTGAAATTGATGGTTCAACAGAAATCACCGAGTTTAGTGGGGAGTATTAATAATGAACATGCACGCTAAACCTGAATTGTTCGCGCCTTGCTTCCCTATCTTTTGGATCAAGGATGACAGTATCGAAGTGGATGCCGACATGGTTCGATTCACTTTGCAATACGGTTGTGTCGAGATTGATTGTGAAGCTCAGGCTGATGAATTGACTGATTCGACTTGTGTGAATAAGACCAATGATCCGCAGAACGATGTTGAAGTGGATTACACCAAATTGGAAATTGATCAGAACACGCCTATTTCAGTACTTCGCCATGATGTGAATCTGACTGATGGTCAAAAATTACAGCTGACAGCTCAGCAAGTTGAAAAATTGAATCAACAGCTTGAGTGGATTTGTATAGAAAAATTTGAAATGGAGATGGCAGCTTAACGGCTGCTTTGGAGAAGAATATGAATGCACCATTAGAACTTAACACCCAAACCCCTGCTTTACCTGTTAGCTCACAATCATCTGCATTGATCTTGGATCCAATGGCAATGCAGAACATGGTCGCTTTCGCTGACTTCATGTGCAAAGCAGTAATCACTGTGCCTAAGCATTTACAGGGTAATTCTGGTGACTGCTTGGCGGTGACAATGCAAGCAATGCAGTGGGGAATGAATCCTTTTGCAGTGGCTCAAAAGACCCACCTAGTGAATGGCAACTTAGGTTATGAAGCGCAACTTGTGAATGCTGTAATCATCTCTCGCGCCCCTATCATTGGTCGCCCTGATTATGAATGGTATGGCGAAAATTGGGACAAGGTTGATGGCAAAACCTCCAAGTCTGGTCAGCATGGTGTGCGAGTTTGGGCAACAATTAAAGGTGAATCTCAACCACGTATCCTTGATATATCTTTTGCTCAAGTGGGTACTACTCGAAATTCACCAAACTGGGTAAATGACCCTAAGCAACAGCTTGCTTATTTAGCTATTAAGAAGTGGGCGCGACTTCACACCCCTGATGTATTACTTGGTGTGTATACAGTTGATGAGCTTCAGGATGGTGCTGAAATTGATGTGACACCTAAGGTAGCGCAATCAAATGAAGCATATCAAGTATTTGAAGATGAGCATTTAAGTCATTTGAATACTGAAGCTCAATATGGATCTGCACGACTACAGGCTGCTTACATTGCTTTGCCGAAAGGTGATTGCAAAAAGATGTTCTGGACTAATCATGCTGAAGATTTAAAAGCAATCGCAGAACTTGCAGACCAAGCATTAACACGCCAAGGGGAAGTTTATGACCACTCTCCAGCGTAGTGAAGATTGGCATGCCGATCGATGCGGAAAGGTTACAGCAAGTCGTGTCAAAGATATTGGTGCCAAGCCTAAAACTGGCAAAGCATATAACGCTTTAACCTTAACTATTCTGACTGAGCGCCTTACTGGCGTTCAGGAGGAATCCTTTACTAACTCGGCAATGCAGTGGGGCATTGATCAGGAAGTCCATGCAATTACTGCCTATGAAAATGAGACAGGTAATTTCGTGGTTGGCACCGGATTGGTTGACCATCCTGCTATCAAAATGAGTGGTGCAAGTCCTGATGGTCTGGTTGATCAAGATGGACAGCTAGAAGTGAAGTGTCCTAATTCACAGACTCATTTAAACACTGTTTTAACCAAAGAAGTACCGGGTGAATATATTCCTCAAATTACTTGGCAATTGGCCTGTACTCGTCGTAAGTGGTGTGACTTTGTGAGTTATGACCCTCGCCTGCCTGAATATTTGCAGTTGGTGATTATTCGGGTGTTTGCAAAAGATTTGGATATCGCAGGGATTGAGCAATCAGTGATTAAGTTTAATCAAAAAATTGACCAGATCATTTTTGAGTTGAATCCAAAGGAGGTTGCGGCATGAAAAAATTAACTCGCGTTCACCCTCTCATGAGCGAAGCCTTCATTATCTGGCTTGTCAGTATTGGCTATAAGGGCGTGACAAATGCGTCAGGCGTTTTGTTCTATTGCGAGGCATTTGGCAGAAATTTCCCGCGTAACGTGATGATTATGGCGAATGGTCGATTGAACAAGCCAGCAACTCAATTGTTTGAAGAATTTAAGAAATATAACCCTTTTGGAGATGCAGCATGAGCACATTAAAAGATTTGAACAAGCACCTGTTTGATCAACTGGATCGCTTGGCAAAGGCTGATAAGGATAGCCTGGATTCTGAAGTTAAGCGCGCCCAAGTCATTTCACAAGTGAGTGAGCAGATTGTGGATGCACACAAAACTCAATTGGAAGCTGTGAAACTGGTGGCTCAATACAAAGGCCTTAACTCGAATCAGGAAGCACCACAGATTGCAGTTGGTGATATGAATCTGGAGGTGTGATATGTCGAAAGGTAAACCGATCAAATACACCGAAGAAATGCTGATGTTTTTACGTCAGCATGAGGAAACGCCACGTGCTGAGCTAACTTGCAAATTTAATGAGAAATTTGGCTACAGCCTTTCAGTGGACAGCATAAAAGCAAAGTGTTTACGCATGGGGTTAAAGACTGGCCGAAACGGTTGTTTTTCACCTGGTCATAAAACTTGGAATGCTGGAGTAAAAGGACTTACCAGTGCCAACTCAACATCGTTTAAGAAAGGCAATACTCCTTTCAACCACAGGCCGGTTGGTTATGAGCGAATCACTGTTGATGGTTATGTCGAGATTAAAACGGCTGAGCCGAATGTTTTTGAGTTGAAGCACAGGTGGATCTGGGAGCAACAACATGGACCAGTCCCTGACAACCATGTCCTTGTTTTTAAGAATATGAACAAGCAGGACTGTCGGTTAGATAATCTGATGCTGATCACCAGAGCTGAACTTGCTCGATTGAATCAATCTTTTTCAAAGCTTGCCACGCCAGACACAAATGAGACGTGCATCCTGATGGCAAAACTTAAAGATAAAACACATAAATTGAAGGTGGCGTGATGGAAATTCAAAAAATTAAAGAATTAGCTTTGGCGAATGGCTTCAAATTAAAAGAACAAGCAAGCGGAAATATGGATTTGAACGCTTATGTTTATGACTTCGCAAATGCTATCGAGCAAGCAGCCAAAGCCCAAGCGGTGCCGGAAGGGTTTGTAGAAAAAACTGAATCCAATACAAACCACTACTTCAAGTTAAAAAATTGGGATGAGTGGACCTGTATTGATGGAATAAAAGATGCCATTACCAGTGACAATGACATTAATACGATTGTTAAGGTTGAATGTCTTGAGGTTATTGAAATCAACAATAAACCTTGCTTTGCATTGCTAGCCTTTGGAAAACGTCATGGTACAGAAGTTAAGTTTTTTGATACCGAAGAAGAAGCGATCGAAGCACAGGAGCCAACCAATGACTAATGTTTATAAAATTGAATCCATTGGTGATTTCTTAAAGATTCCTTCAGATCGAATCCATGCTTGCTTAAATGAAATGGCAAATCATATGTCTGAATTTAAGGCTGGATTGGAGGTGTTAGGCATAGAGCCAACAGGTGCTGAAATTAAAACTTTCACCTGGGAAGATGATGGCAAGAATGATTTAAACATCACTCTTAATTGTGAAGATGGTAGATCAACCACTGTGAAAATCGTTCGTGGAGTGCCAGCCAATGACTGAAAAACTAGAACAAGCCAAAGACCTCATTGAATCTTTAGCAGCTCGTAAAATTGGCGGTACTGGGATTGAGTTGAACAGTGAAGAAGTTGAATTGGCGTATGAAGTTTTTAACGATTATGTGGAACGGAATGAAGTGAAAGGCGTTGACGTGAAGTTGCCTTTTACTATCTTGCAGAGTTTGAAGGAGGTGTCATGAAAGCGAATAAGTTCATGAAAGAGCATGGTCTCCAATATACAAGAAATTTAGTTCGAGATTATCCGAATCATACCCATGTCACCAATGATGGGAGAATGTTTATTAATGAAAATACGTGTGTATCTCATATCAAAGTTCAGTTGAATGAATTGGTAAAAATGGACGACCTAAAACGCCTTGTTGAAAGTCGTGAGTTGGTTGAGTCTTATGGTGGGCTTGATTTGGCTAAGAAGGAATTGCAACGTCAGTCTATTTTGCGCTGGATAAATCCAGAAACAGAAAGGCTTCGCGGAGCCATCGCAGATGTTGAAAGTTGTCTTGAGACAGATAAGAAATTGGAGGGATTGTGATGGGATTATATATTTCGACTCCTGAACTCTTGGAGCGATACAGTATATCCAAGGGTACTTTGATTAACTGGCGTAGTAGAAAAGATTTCCCTGAGCCACTAATCAAAGCACATGGCAAATCAAGCAGTCGCTACGGTATCAAAGCTGTAGCATTATGGGAGGAAAGAAACGGATTGCTTGAGTCGCTTGATATACAGCCTTTAATGTCAAATCGCTCATAA